CACCCCCCCCCCCCCCCAATTTTAATCTTCATCGGGCGGATCACACTTGGGACAACCACAATAAATGGAACCGAGAATCGGGACAACCCGATCTTCCCGTTTGCATTTAACCACCGGCGCAACTTCACCACACCCTTGCAAGATGATTTCACCGTTACGCGCTAATTCTTCTGCCGGGGATTTAATTGCATAATCCATATTAGCGTACACTCGCCCGCACGATATGAGCACGCCATGATCGTCGCGCACTGTGTCGCAACTCAAAATTAAAGCGCTGGTTAGCGCGCCAATTTCTTCGGGCGCAATCCACTCCCACCCGTTGCAAGTTTGATACTCAACTAATTCGATAAAAGCGCCATCGAACCCAAGTGCCGCAACCCCTTGATCTTCCACTAATTCCGCCAGTTCCGCGCGGCACTCAGCATTAAGTTTGATGAGCAAGTTCCCGTTGGCAAGTTCCACGAATTCAGTAAAGCGTTGCATAGTATCATTCCTTCCGGTTAAGTGTTATGCTCCCATTATACTCAAAATTAAAACTTGTCAAGCGCTACCCGGCTGTCTTTAGGGCTTCGGCATTCAAGTCCGCAACAAGCAACTGCGCCTCCCGCAGCGCTTGCCCGTAAGCAGATTTTAGGCCAGCATAACGCGCGTCTACATTTTTGAATTCTTTACGCACGCCGTCATTTAGCCCGCGAACCGCGTGCCACTCGCTTACGCGCGTGTCGAGTACGCGAACGTGAACCGGGCGACGATATTTTCCACCACCGGATTGTGGCGCTTTTGCAGAACGAATACTGATTTTGAACGGATAAGACATAATGCTTCCTTTGCTTGGTTAAGTGTTATGCTTCCATTATACCCAAAACTAAAACGTGTCAAGCGCGGCGGTTGCAAAATTAAAGCAAGCAAAAGGGGTTGACATTCTGAAATCTTGGATATACTTAGGGCATAGTCATTAACCGAAAGCGAGACTAATGAATCTTAACATGGCGCTCCCATTGTCAACCCGACTTGCTAATCGCAAGGCCGGGCAAAAATACAAGAATGAAGTGTACGGCGGTTGCGCCGGAAAACTCAACAAAAGCGATAAGTGCGCTTGGTACAGTTCGCTCAAGGACGTTAAAGCCGATTATCGGTTTGTGCAGCACGCCCACAAAATTGTGCGCTTGGGCCATAACGGATGGTATGCGGACAACTTTCAAAGTGGGTTAATTTGTGGCTTCGTCGTGCGCTTACCCGGCAAGGCGGGTAAACCACGCTATCTTGCCGGGATTGAAGCAACGGAATGGGACAGCACGGCGGTATTGGCGGAGAGTTATGATGATGAGTGTGACGCCGCGCGTGCTGCCGATGGGCACGCCGAACGGTACGCGGAAGTAAGCCGGGAAGATGATTTAGAGCAATTAGTCGAGCAAGCGATTGAGGATAGGGGTGAGGAAATTACCACACTCAATACCGAAATTGCGGAATTGACCGCTGAAGTTGAGCCACTTAGCACTTGCGGCTATTTTCGCGCCGCTGCCGCACTTGAAGAATTGATTGCGGACAAGCAAGCCGAAGTCAGTAAACTTGAGAAGTCAATCAAGAAAATCACCGATGAGCCGTGGACTTTAGTGGCTTAAACTTAGGCTGATGCGCTGCCCGGTTTGGCGGGATATAACGCAGTTCGATTCTGCGCAGCGCATTTATGAACGACAAAGACAAATTACAATGTGCGCGTAAACGGATTGAAGGAACAGTATGAACACGCTCAACCAGACACTTGCGGAAATTTCACGCAAGAACGGCATCACGATTCCCCGCGAGCATTCCCCCGCTTGGCGGGTCTGGCTACGCCAATGCCAGCGCTACGTTGCGGACGGGGCAACCGGGACAACCTATAGCCGGGACATGAAACGCGCAGCTCGCGGGGAACGTCCCCGCCGGGACAACCGGGACAACCGGGACAATTAAGCGCTTGACATTATGCGCGTCTGTGTATAATGGGAGCATAACAGTTAACCAAACAGGAAAGTGAGTTGAGACCATGACCTACGCAGAAGCAACGGAAAAAATGAACACGCATAAGGGCCGGGACGTTCAATACCACCGTCCGCCAACTGCTGGCGAGATTAAGTTCGGGTATGGCACGACTCACTACCGCACGTTCCCGTTTGAACAATGCGTTCACAAAGGTACTCGCGTGCTGAAAAAATGGTTCGTTGCCGATAACGGATTGCGGTATTATTGCTAGTTGCGGGCCGACGTTGAGTTGTTGGAATGGGCAAGCGTGCCCGAAGGGACACAGTATGAAAGAGTCTACAATGATCCGGGGACAACTTCGGGACACCCGCGCCATAATGAAAATGCAGCACCGGATAGCGGGCGGTATCCGGCACGGCGGGCATTCTCGCGAGAGTATGCGCTTAAACGAGCGTATGTTTATGTTGGAAACGCGACTAAAAGTTGCGCTCAACAAAGAGAAGCACGCCACGATCAAAAGCCGGTTGGAATATCTTCGTGGTGAAATCCGCGCAGAGCGCCTTAGTTACGGCGAGATTAGCGAATTGCACTCTCTTGTTCCGTTTATCGACAAAAATGACGTTGAGTTGTTGGAATGGGCGGGCGTGCCCGAAGGGACAGCGTGAGACAGCGCCACACTAAACAACCGCCCCGCGCACACGGACAACGTACCCACGACTCGCGGCTTATATCCGTGAAGCACGAGCGCATAATCGGGAAGTTCGACACCGAAAAAACCGCCGCGAAGTATGCGCGAATACTAGCGGTTAGCGTTCGGGACAAACAGTACGTCTTTTCGTCGTATGACCGCGACCTGATTGTTGAGACACCCACACGGTTAACCCCTACACAGTGGGGACATCTTTACTTTGTCATCATGGGAATGCACTACGTTTTAGGCGGGCTACTTGATCCAAGCCGGGACATTTAGCGCTTGACAACCCAATGGTTTGCGTATAATGGGAGCATAATGAAACACCGATACGGAATGAAAACCCAAGCGTTTATGGTTGAGGCTGAATTTTCTACAGCCGGAAAAAAGTACCTAGAACAATTGCGTAAAAGTGATGCGCGATTCAAACACTGCCGGATCAGGGATTGGCTTCAAGCAACTCCCAAGTTGTTGCCCCTGCGTGCTGTAATGGCAATCGGGCATGATATGTGCGCTTAAACAGTTGGATGCCCCAACTCACAATTTTTCCAACCGAAGCTGAATGGGAGCAACCATGAAATCAAAGTATGACATCCAAGCCGAAGAATTCTTGACATCCACCGGGACAACCTTTCTGGCAACACTATATCCCGCCCCCATGCAGACCCCGCCCTCATGGGCAAAGCCGGGTAGAACCATAGCAGATGCCCCGACGTGGGGACTGCGGTACTGTGTCACGCTGACGCGCGGGCTGAAGGAAATCAAGTTCGACTACTGGGGATCGTTTGCCGAACGATCCAAGCTGTCAAATGTGAATTTTTACAGCCAACCCAATTTGGCCCGTGCGAAGGCTTATGACGTACTCACCTGCGCGCCAAAGTTCGTGCCCGACACGTTCACGGACTTCTGCGCAGAATACGGGTACTGTGAGGATAGCCGCCAAGCGCTCGCCACGTTCGAGAGCGAGCGTAAATTGTGGGAAAAGTTTGCGGGGGTATTTAGTGCCGAAGAACTCGAACGCTTGGCGGAAATTCAGTAGCATTTAGCGCTTGACAACCTTCAATCTTGGGTATAATGGGAGCATAACACTTAACCGGAAGGAACGTAGTAAACATGAACATGAATCAAGGCGACATCCAAACGGCTGCTTCCAATCGTCACGATTGCCCGAACGTCCGCAAGGGCTTTCGTTTGCTGCACAGTCTTTTAATGGCCGTGAATAGCCAGTCGGATGGTTGGGCATATTGGTCTGCCCCTAGCAAAGCCGCCGATAAGCTCATGACGCTTCTGAGGACTGCTGGCAACATTTGGTATGACACCAGCGGCACGATTACCGCCTCTGAACTCAAGAGTGCCATTTCCCCGATCCGGCGGATGGTGACCTTACAGACTGAGAAACAGAAGCAGTACGGGAACACTTTTGTGTTCGACGTGGATGCCGCCCTGAGCAACTAGGTTACCACAGTGATATGACAGAAGCGAATGGGCTGGCTCTGCGCCATCCACGCCGAAGGATAGAAAACGCCCTAAAGACAGCCGGGTAGCGCTTGACACGTTTTAATTTTGAGTAGAATGGGAGCATAATGAAATGCTGTTTATGCAAACGCTCGATCAATCCCCGAAAAGACAGACACTTTCATGCGACGTTTTGCAACTACCTTACGCAGACTTATAAGAAACTCGCGCATTGTGCGAAGTGTGACACTGACGCCACCCAAATGAAGTTGTGGGCGGCACTCTATGAGGCCGCTGAAGCTAAGAGCGCGGCAACCCGTGACTTATGGGAAAAGCAACGCATTTTACGGGAACAGCAAAACTTGGCACTTGACACGTTTTAATTTTGAGTAGAATGGGAGCATAACCAATCGGGTTTATGTGAATCCGGTTGAGTTATGCAAAGCTGCCTTGTGCCGGGCCTTGTACGGCACATCGGAGAATCAGAATGAGTAACGTACTTACCGCCGCGTCGCGCCAATGGTTCAGTCGTTCCGATGATGAGCGTTTCCTCACGCTTGAATCGCTTCGGGACAGTGTGGCGAAACGGCGAAACGAAAGTTGGACAGCCACCCCGAAAGCCAGTGACTTGCGGGTTGTGGCGGGACAGGATAACGCCCTATCCGTGGAAGTCTTTGACCCGTCTATCGGGGATCGTCGAATGCTCGCGCCGACCAACTTGGCGTTCGGGCAACTGGCGACTTATGCCAAAGCCCCGGCAGGGTATCTTCGCCAGCTTCCGGCAGAGTTAGCCGCGATCAACCTGCAATACGGCCTTGAGCACCGGGCGATCCGGGATGAGGCTCTTGTGCTCGCCCACAGCAACGGGGACAACTCCCTGCGCGCTATGACCAGCACAAGCTACGGGCGAATCTGGGATCAGCAAGTGGTTGAGTCGGTTATGCAAGTCAATTCGGAAGGCCGGTGGAAGATTCCGGCGGCATCCTACGCGACAGCCAACCCCAAGCGCGCCACAACCCTATACGCCAGTGACCGGGACATCTTTATTTTTCTGGTCGATGACGCTCACCCCATTGAAGTGCCGGGTGAAAAGGAACCCTTGTTCCGGGGTTTCTACACTTGGAACAGTGAAGTCGGCGCGGGCGTGTTTGGTATCGCCACGTTCCTTTATCGGTACGTTTGTGACAATAGGATGATTTGGGGGGCTACGCAAGTGAAAGAATTGCGTATTCGACACACCGGCGGCGCGCCGGAACGCTTCGCTTACGAAGGCAGTAAATACCTTCACCAGTACAGCAACGAAAGCCCTACAGCGCTCGTCAATCAGATCACGGCGGCAAAGCGCTTTGAGAGTGATGAAATGCAGGGTGATGCGGGTATTTCCAAGTGGCTGCAAAAGCGCGGCTTCAGCAAGGCGGTGGCTGTGGCCGCTGAGGGCAACGTAAACGCTGAAGGCGCTGGCCGATCCTTATGGGACATCATTAACGGCGTGACCGCACACGCTCGCTCGATCCCGCACACAGATGCCCGCGTGCAACTGGAACTTGATGCGGGGCGGTTGATGAACATCGTCGCCAGCAATTAAGTGGCTACCCGTCCGCGCGGATGGGTGAAGTAGCCCGGCGGGTGCAATCAAATGCCCCGCCGGGTTTTTATTTAAGGGGTTGACATTATGCGCGTCTGTGTATAATGGGAGCATAACAGTTAACCAATACGGCGAGAGCCACAGGAGATTCAGATGACGACCCAGCGGAAAAAAACGACGTATTACGTTGAGAACATTTGTGGCGGAAATGAGCAATTTTCCAGCCTTTCGCGTGCGTGCGCCGCGGCGATATCGTGGGGCAATAGGGGGACAATTGAGGACAAGAAGGGTGTTCGGCACGTCGCTCAAGATTTAGATGGCGACGGCTATCAGATTAGCGAATACGGTGCAGATGGTGACGTATTTATGGCTCGCGACTAGCGCGGGTGGGGCTTTCGGGGGGAACCGAGTCTGCCGGACGTGGACAGCAGCGGCGAGAGCCACAGGAGATTTACGATGAAAACCGCATTTGGGTACAATCGAACGCAACGCCTCACAGACCTACTTGCCAGCAACGAAGTAGAGGTTAATTGGGAAGATGATTTGACCAATTCGCAAGGATGGAAAATCATCCACACCACCATCGGAAAGCGCAATTGCCTCATACTCGACATGGGAAAATTTGGGTATGAAGCGCACCCACAAGGGGATGCGGTTTTCTGCTCCCAAGGTTATAAAAGAGGGCCGGTAGGAGAAAGTCTAAGCCTACCGACCCCCATCGGGGAACACCTATTCTTGACGTACTTTCACTTTGCCCGCCGCAATATCGTGCAGGAAATTGCCCTTGTTGGGATCGTTCGTGCTGACCGTTCGGACAACTTCCTTTTTCCGCTGCGCCCCTGATCCCGTCGCACCCCCGCCCGTGCCCTGCTCGAAAAGATAGGAATTTGTGTTGACGAACATGGTTACATAATCTTCCACGCTCGCCTTCTCACCCTTTTCGTTCATTATGTCGTCCCGGGCCGGGACAAGATTATCCTCATCGTCGGTCGTCCAATCTGACTTGACGATCTTGAGGATATTGACCAGAGCCTTTTCTTTGGGCTGCGCTTTATCGGTGATGGCGCTGGTTAAGCGTTGGTCGATCAGCATGTCACGGTACTTGGTTCTGTAGCTGTTTGCCGTTTCTTCGGCCTTTTTACGGCCCGTGGCCTCTGCTGCAAGTTTGGCGTCCAGATTGTCGCGCATCGCCTTCGTGCGCTTGTTCAAAACACCGTCCCAATCCCCTTTCTTAATCAACTCCCCTTCCTCAGCCTTCCCAAGATTAGTTTCCAGTTCGGACAATTCCGCTGCGCGCTCAGGTGTTAATTCCCCGAAACCCTTCAGTGTGCCAAGCAGCGCGGCCTTTTCCCTTTCCAGCTTCTTAGCTTCGCTGCGGTATCGATCCAGATCGGCACTCAGCTTCTTGCGGCTGCCCTTGTCCGCTTCCTCATCTTCTTCGGACTTCTTGGGCGCTCCATCAACGATCAACTCAAATTCACCATCATCGTTTTCTTCGTAGAAATCGTGAAGGTGTTCAGGCACATCATTTAGTGCCTTGATCTTCACAGCCAACTTCAATTTCTTTGCCATAACAAATACTCCGTAAAAGAGACTCCGTTTGATACCACAGCCCTGATGTTAAATTTATGGCACTGGAATAGCAACCAATTACATCCACATTTCAGGTGATATTGCCAAGCGGTTGCCCTTCTTTTCCCACCAGATGCGGTAAGCTGCCGCCCACTGGGACATCATCTTTGGGGACAACCAGACCGTACCTTCAACGTCATAGGGCTGCTCGGACACATGCACATTGCGCCACGTTCCGTTTTTAAGGGGTAGCGTAACAATTAGTATTTTAATCATACTTAGCCCTCAACTGCTTTAGCGTCAGAGGCTTCAAATCACGCGAGACAAATCCCTGTAGTTTTACCTCACCAGACTTCCAAAGCCGGTATCTATACTCCCCACCTAATACCCGCTTCTGGAACTCAGGCGACTTTGTTTTGAGCCACGTTTCATAAGTCAGACTAGCGGGCACTTGGCCGTCCATTGACGCTTGTGTGCTCTCCGGCACTTGATCCAGTTCGGGGATATTTAATCCAAGCAACTCAGACCACTTCTTAACCACGGGAGTCAAAACACAACGGCAGTTATAATGCAACGCGGGCCTACCGGGAAACCTTCCCCGGTAAGGTGAATCGGGCAATGGCTTGCCGGTTTTTAGATTCCACGCTCCCCCGGACAAGGCTTGGCATCGCGGACAAGTTCTGAAATCCAATGTGGCTTGCCACTGCCACCCATCCAGCACATCCGAATTCGCTTCGTAGGTGCGCTTCAGCACTTCGTTTGATACTGTCATCGTGGCGGTGCGCACCAGTGCATCCAGAGCACTGCGGGACATCTCTAGGATACCCCCCGTAAACTCCCGAACAGTTCTGCGCCTGCCGTTTACCGTGACTGTCCTGCGCTTGCCGGTTGGACTGCCTCTTATGCGCCTAATGATCTGGGTGTTATCCTCTCCCAAAGCGATCCCTAGCCGCAGTTGTGTCATAAACGACTGCGTGATGTTGCTTGACTGTTTCGCCCACCAGACTCTGGCGGGCGAGTCTGTAATGGCAAGGTTGGTGATGAGCACTTCAATATCAAACGGGGTAAGCCCAAACTGGACAATCTGCGCGTTGAAAACAGCATTCATTACGTCGGCCAGCGCCCCGATCTCAATCTTACCCAACTCAATCAGCCCGGCAGTCAGCCCAAGCGCCGCTGATCCAAGCGCTTGTGAGACAGCATCTTCAATCACCGGGCGGATTGCGACGGCACGACTCAAACGTGCTTGCGCTGTTACCCCTGAAATGTCGGCTTGATCTATGATGCGCGAAACTTCTTCTCGCAACTCACTCAAAAAAATAAGCAACTCATTGCTTAAAGCATTGGCAACCGCCGCCACGTCAATTGCGTGGACAATCAGTGCATCCGCGAGATCATCATTAAATGCCACTTAAACTTCCACGGTAACGGACGTTGCATCATCAATTTTCTCATCCGCCGGGGAACGCCCTGAATTACCCGGAAGGCTTTCTTCATCACCCACCCCCGGCAGACTTGTAACCATCCCCGGCAAGGGCAAACCCTCTGCAATTCGTGCGCGCTCTTCTTCCGGCGTGGCATCGTCGGGGTAAGCCCCCATCTGCTGCAAGTTGTAAAACCAGACCTCAAACGACATCCCGCCGCTCTGATAGGCGTTGAACAACGCCATGAGGCGTTGGGAATCAATGACACGCACACCAAAGTCATTGTTTAATCGTATGTTGATTTCTTCCTGATTGACCTTGCTGCTCCAATCACACAACCACCACACCACATTCGTCATACCCTCTGAAACTGTGTCGGCAATGCCCCCCAACGTGGCGTGCTCCCCGGCTTGCCGCAACAACACGGTTGCCGTGGCTTCACTTTCCTTAAAGCGTTCTTCAAGCATTCTCCCACCCGCGATTGCCATTAAGCGCTCTTTGTCGGCCAGACCATCCCGCAAAGAAGCTATTCCAGCACCCGTGAATTCAAGCAGCATGGCCCGTGCCTCTGGATTGCTTAACTTCCACGCAGACCCCGGCCCCATCTTCAGTGTGCTGGTGTCTATGTTATCCACGCCCGTTAAAACGGGCGTAGGCAGTGCTGTATAATGTCGCCCGTGCTCAAGATCAGCACTCGTTCGATAGTGAGACAAGTTGATATTAACCAGATCAAGCAAGGGGGGCTTGCTCGGCTGTGTGGCAAGATCGCGCGAGTTTACAAACTGAAATGGAATGAAGTCGAACGTGCCCCCTTTATTACGCTGCGGGACAATTTCACTGATTACTTTCCACGCATCTTCATGCTGCTTCGTTAAGCGCCCACTTACCGCCAGATCATCAATGTTGGTGACTTTGTGCCAGAGCCTTTGTTTGTAAACACCATCTTCAAGCACAAGTTCGCGGTAACGGCACACAACGTCATGCGTAAAGGGATCGTCTGCGCTGCGCTCGCTGACGTATTCTTCCAACACCACCAAGATCGGACGCTCCACGCCATCAATAATTTCAAAATCCCAATTTATGATTTCTTCGGCTTTGTAAAGAATGGCATACGGATAAACGACATCTGCATCGCCCGACTCATTTAATGTGGCATCAACCAGAATGCCCGCCCTGCCCGTAGTGAGCACTTCATCCACTACGTTCTTGGAAAACAACTCGACGCTTTCCCCCCGTCGCCCCATGTACTTCAGATCATCCGCGTTTGCTTCAGGGTATCTATTCTGCATCTTGCGCCGGAAAATAGCACCGGACAATCCAAGAATGGTTCGCCCCGCTGCACCATAAAACATGGCGCGCGTAACGTATGCTCCATATTCCTCAGCGCTCTGCCCCGACAATCGCGGCAGATAGGCTTCACCGGCAGATTTGATGGCTTCCTCTCCCTCAACGGCGTCACGGCACTTTACCCAGAGGGGATATTTGGCTTCATAATCAGGGTGTTTTGCGTCAACATTAAAACCCATATCAATCACCAGCCTTCGGTTTTCCGCAGACCCGCGTAATACAGAATTGCCGCTTCATCGAACGCGAGCATGGGCATAGATCGCTCTCGAAAGTTATGTGTACAGTCAGAACAATAGTAAATTTGACCCGCCGACACAATGAAGTGACACCGGCTGCTCATTAGGCCCGGTCGATGATCCTTCATATCCGGCTGATTGCACGCTTCATTCATGGAAGGTGAAAAGGTCGGGTGATCCAGAGAGCCATTAAATGACCACCGCGCGCCGGGCTTGCCTGCTTTCGGAAAACAATGATACCCACACCCTTTGTTGTGACAGAGAATCATCCAACTGTCTTTGGTTTCAACGACTAGCTGCATAACTAAACTCCCGCCGTGTTGATGACTTCCATAACATCCTTAGTAACAGGGTATAGATAAGCGACGGGATAGGAAAAGCACGCGCACAAGTGTTCGAGTTGGCGCTGCTTGTGCAGATTTTCATGGGAAAGCTGATTCAAGTGTGAGTCCAGCTTTTTGCAATTTATATCAATGGTCAGCGTGGGGTTGCTCCCCGGTCTGACGTGAAACTTTCCGTTCACGGCGTTGTACCGATCGCGCAGATTCGGATTGGATGAAGGGGCGCAAATGTTAAATCCTGCGTTTCGGATGTACCAGAAGTCAGAGCGTCCGCCCGCACTTCGGCGATTTCCACCCGTGGCATCCGGGTAAATGTTTTGCAGCTTACCACCGAATCGATCGCGCAACACTTGGCACAGATATTCCGTATCCGCGTTCGGAAGTTCGTACTCTTTGAAAAAGTGCATGTGGTTGCCCTGCCGCCAGAACACGGCGGCAGTCATCGGGTTTACATTGAAATCCATCCCACAACCAAGCTCACAATCTTCCGGCATTGGAAGGGATACTCTGTGGATATGCTTTTTGTAGCCGTAAAAAATCAAGCCCGTGCTCAGGTTTATGAAGTTGCCTTCAACGTAGGCTTGCTGCGCTCTATCATCCAGCGACGATTGAAGCCGTGATAGATAAATCTCTGACAGGGCTTTGTTGCTGTAGGTCGGGGCATGAACCGTGCCCACATCAAACTTCTCTTTCAGTTCCCCCTCACACAAATCGTATCCCCACCCCATTTCGGGTGTTCCAACTATGTTTATTTCCAACTTTTTGGCGCTGGGGGCGCGAACACGGGCCACCATCTGATTAAACACTTCGACGGGCATCATAAATGCTTCATCAAGTGTGGCCGCTGCCAGATTGGGGCCACGCAATGAGAGCGAGTTTTCGCCGGACAATACATAAATCAGCGCATCCCGCCCCCGATAGTTGATTTTCAATTCGTGGGTTGTTGAGTTGTATCGCCACTTGAACTTCGGGCCTAACGCCCGCTCTTTCCCCGCAAGCAATCCCTGCAATGTCGGTATGGTTGTTTTGCGCGCAAGAGGAAAGGCGGGTGAGACAATCGCTACAGGCCACGGTGCATTTTCAAGTGCTAGTGAGATTGTGCGCTTACAGGCGGAAAACGATTTACCGCTGTTGTGATGCCAGATGCCCTGCGCTAAATAATTAGCTGGCCCCGGAACAGTCAAATCATAAAATGTACCCGGCCCTAAGTTTTCCAGCTTTACAATGCCGCGCCATCTGCTTGTGTGAGAGTCACGGGAAGCCGTTCTGATTTGTGCGCCATTGGAAAGACAAGATAAAGGAAGCCAACCTGAGCGTGTGAGAAACTTATGCTGCTTCGTAACCGTTACCGTTTTTCCATCACTTAACGTAACCCGCCATAAGTCCGCAACACCTTTAACGAAGGGTGCCGTTGCCCACCGCACTTTTGTTTGTCCATCTTGCATTAAAGACAGAACGCGGATTGATTTTCCGATCTCAGATAATTCCTGCGTAGTTTTCTCATTCCCCGTCGTGGGATCGAGTATTAGCGTTTCCGCAGAAACGCAGCCGTACCCGCCGACGAAGCACCGTATGTAGTTGGGAAGATTCCACCAGACGCGCTGTGGTTCCCACATGCCGCCCACTTCAATTTCGCCCGTGTCTGACATGACCGGATCAGCGGTACGCCATAGACCCACCTTACCCGATTGCAGCTTCGGAGTAGGTTTGTCGATTGCGGACATCCATAGATCGAAGGTGTCCCGCGTTTCGCCTATTGATAATTGCACGGGAAAACCGCCCGATCAGAGGAACTTGTCATCACCGCTGTAATCTTCATTGCTGCTGACCTGCTCGTACCGACCGAAATTACGCCGGTCACGTCGATCCAGAATGGTCATTTCGCGCGGCCACATGCGCGACTTGTGCATCTTGGTGATGATGCGCTTTTTGTATCCGGCAAATGCACGCCGGATTTCAACTACCAGACGCCCGAAGATTTCATCCTCAGCCGGTGTGAAATTAGCTTCGATGTATTGCTTGCCCCGTGTAGTCCACCGATAGAACGTGGATTGCCAGATGCCCAAGTAATCACAGATCGTATCAGCAGGCAATCCCTTGAGCGTCAAGTCAACAATTGCAGCAATCAATTCTTTGTCCAGCTTTCTGCGCGTGACTGCGGCACCCGGTTTACTATACGCATCATCTTCCGGGCTTTTAAGTTTCGTCTTTGGGCGCTTGTGGTTTGGCTTGAACGACATGAACTGATGATAAACCGCTCATGTGCGATGTCAATCGTTTGCCAAATCCCCTATTACTGCGCGCGCTACACTACTGCCCGATTCATCGCGGGTAACAATGAATCGATCATCGAACCCCACATGGGCAAATGCCCGATGGTCAACTAGGTACGTTGACCTGCTTGTACGCTTCACCCGCCTTGCAAAATAATCGATTAAATCCGCAATGCCTTCTTCAGATAAAAACGCAGTAGGCTCATCAAACACGTCCAGATCAAAATTGCTCTGTGTCTGCTCGCGTATCAACTCAGCCATGCCGATAGCCCCGGCAATTCGCAAGCGCTGTGTCTCGCCACCGCTCCACGATTCCCACGGTACGGCAGTTTCATTCTCAGGCGATTTTACAAAGACGTGAAAGCCCCGGCTCATCGTCCCCGCCTGCGTTTCCCGCTGGACATCAAAGCTGACTGTCCAATCGTCCAAACCGAGATCGACAAGGGCGCTGTTCACGCTGATTTGCAACTTCAGCAACAGCCGATCAATCAACCACAAACGCAACTGGCGAAAGCCCTTGCCCCAGTATTCCAAAAGCGAGCGCTTCCATGTCAGCTTCCGGCAAGTACGGACAACCCGCAGCGCCCTAGCTTTTTTGATCCGCCGCCGGTTGATCGCCTTCCTCAGCCGGGCACGCAGCTTGTCAGCGTCCGTTTGTGTCACTTTTCCTAGTTGGGCGGTGTTCCAGTCGATTTTAGCCTTCAAAGCGTTCCTGCGCTCGCGTAGGCCGGTTGCCCGCTTCCGTAATTTGGCTAAATGATCTTCTCGCAATCCCAAAGTAACATCAGCCTCATTAGCTTCGTCGTCCAAAGCAGCCAGAGCTTCCTTTGCCCGCCGCAACCCCCTTAGGGCGTGTACCTTTTCTGTCTCGACAAACTGCCAATCAACATCCCAGCGCTTGACCGTGGGGGCCACCGCTTGCTTGGTCAAGCCCTGCCCGCAAGTAGGGCAGTCGCCCTTCAAGGCTTGCAGGTCGTTGATCTTGTCATCAATTTGCGACATATCGCGCTTGCACGCTTTCACAGCTTCACGGTGCTGGTTGATGGCGTCTTTCACCTTCTGCCGCTCACCCTCAATCCGATTCAAGTCCTTTTCGTAGTCCTCTGCCTTGCTCTCAACCCAATTGACCTTATCAGACAACTTACCTTCCTGAATACGCAGCAGATCAAACTCGGCCTGATCTTTGTCGAGAGCTTCCTGAATCTCATCAACATGAACTTGCTTTGTTCGCCGGAACTCCGCAATGTCAGCTTTCAATTCCACAATCGAGCGAGTCAACTCATCCACGACCGCCAAGTGTGTCGCTTGCCGCCCTTCCAACTTTAACAACGCTTGTGTTTTGAATGACGCCATTTGCGTGGCGCGCTTGGCGGCATCCACCCATTTATTAAGATTCAGCGCAGAGGAAAATAACTCCAACTTCTGTGAAGCGGTCAGATCAAAAAAATACTTATTGAACTGCCCCATGAGAACGGTCAGTAAGAACGCTTCGTAATTGCACCCAATGATGCGCTCAAGTTGTTCCTGTGAAATCCTCTCCGGCTGCGCTCCATGCTTACGCAGCGTGAGGGTGTTGGGCTTATACGTTCTGCGTACAGTTAAAAATTGTTTCCTTCCAGCGCGGAATGTAAATGATACCGAAGTGTTCTCATTACACTGCCATGATTTGACACTAGGGCCACGAAGCCCGCGTGCTGTTTTGTCGTAAAGGCAGTACAGCAGAGCGTCCCACAACGACGACTTACCAACGGCGTTGCCCCCAAGCCGGGGCTTCATCAGATTCTTACCCGTAATCAAAAACAAACCACGCTTGCGACTGAACGCAAACTTAGTCTTTCGCGAGTAAGACTTGAACCCCTGAATTGTGAGGCTTCTTGGCTCAATCATTTATCAATCCACCAAACCTACAGAGCGCATAACACGCCGCGCCGAAACAACGTATTCAATACCCAACTTTTCTGAGCGCGCAAAATCTTGAACCAGCCGCTTTGCCGAAACCACTCTGCTTATCGTGCTCATAGCCTTATTGGTCGCAAGAATTTGTTGCATATCCACACTCACCAAAACCCAACCCTGTTTTTCTGCGCGACGGCGAACCGCCGCAACCAGCACGTCCCACAAATCATACTCATTACGCTGAATCTTGATTGTGACTTGTACTTGATCCTCAGGCTGCAAATCATAATCATCCAAATCCTGCGCATCATTGATGATGATCTGCCACTTTCGGATAGTGGCGCGCGTCACTGACTTAAGGGTTTTGTCGGTGGTGTTGTAAATCAACACACGGGGCTGAAAGGTATCCCCGAAATGCACGGGATAGGGGCTACCCACATAATGAATCACCCCTTGATCCGGGTTTATGCGCTTGGAATTATTCTTGTGTTCATTGTGCCGGTGCCCAAAGATTTTGACTTTCTGCGGCATGTGAATATCCCCGGAAACAATCGTGGCGTTTGGAGCACGCTTCACCACCGTACCAGCGGTAAACCCAGCCTTTAGCTTGTGGCCGTTTGCGTAAGCACCCATGAAGGGTTGGTGCATCACCACCAATGGAGCATCCTTCGATTCGGCGTTCATGCACCACTTACGATAGTTGGCTTGGTGGGGGATCACCCACACGTCACATCCACCGATATTCAGGACTGTTTCATTTTTAATATAAGTGACGTTATCCAACTCCCCTAAGAACTCGAAAAAGGGTTGGTCGGGGTTGATGTAATCGTGATTCCCCACGACCACTGTTACCGGCAAGACGGCGGCAAGGCGCTTCAAATACCTTGTGATCTTGGCGATTAACTCGGCGGCATGATGATCTTTCTCATGGGTTAAATCACCCGCGATGATTAGATGATCGACCCGCCGACACTCGATCTGCTTTTGAAGCCACTTGAAAACCCGAAAGCGATAAGAGTCTAAGGGCCGCAGCGTCAAATGTAAGTCTGCTGTGATAAGAATTTTTGCCATAGAGCACACGTCGTAGCCGCCGGTAGGGAAGCAACAGGATGTCACGAAAGTAAAACCCGAAAATACCGTAGGTCGGCAGTATGATCCTGATGCCGTGCTGTGGCATCCCGCAAGTCAGCAGCAATATAGCGCCAGCTTTATTTGAGAATACCATTTCCTCTTTGAAGTTCTGCTTTGCGATCAGAAGGGGGGCGAGTTTGCACTGCTTTGCTTTTTTTCTAGTTTGCCGCCACGCTTTTACCAGCTTTCCATGCAAGCCATAAACGGGCATGTGGTAATCAAGCTGATTCAAATGCTTACACTCAATGGAGAAGGCTTTGATGAGGGGATCACCCATCGGGTCAATGGCTGATATATCCCCGCCCTGCGTTTGCGTACCCTTCTTTTGAAATCTTCTTCGTACCGTGTCTCTGCCGCCACTCATTGCGCTGCGCCAATAGAGATCATCCCGCGTATGGTCGCTCACCCACATGCTTAATCGCTCACAAATTATGCGCTCAAACTTTCCACCCTTAGCTTTCGGATTCTTCATTTTGTACCTTCAACAACCCATACTCCGCTGTTTCACAAAAGCGCTTGGCAGTTCGATAAAACCAAAAGCCCGACTGTCGCCCACCATTCAATAATTCAGCGCTGCTCCAATTGACGCTATACTGAAAACGGCCCTGTTTGAAAATGCGATACGACAACAACTTTTCTTTGGAAGTAGCACTGACTGCATACCAGCACGGAAGATCACCCCAAGTCGTGCCGGGGCTGTGTGTCCACTGAAGCATCTTGTGTATTCCGGGCATATCAATCTCCTTTTTCCCCACCGGCTTTGGGGTACGGTTTGAGCGCAGCATTCAAAAGAGCTTCATCAGGATTCAAGTGCACTAGAACTTTCACAGTAGGTTCCTGAAAGCTATTAGCCGCAAGTAGCATTTCCTGAATAATTATATTGGATGCTAGATCAAGCGCGGGGAACCTTGAATGATGCTGCGTAGCCAAAGGTTTCTTGCCCCGCACGGCAATAACCTCTTTTTCTTCCTGTTCCAAAAGTTCTTTATACATAAGCAACTCTCTTACAGAAACACCAAGAAGTACATAACCACGCCTCTCCATTTGCTTCTCCATTTGTCTCACCACTTCTTTCCATCGGGCAGCGCCCGGTTTTCGTGTTTATGGTCGGCGCGCTATTTGTTGTAGGCAAGTTTCTCAGTCAGCGGGCACTGGCTTTAACTCATCTGGCATGGGTAACGTCATGTTTTCCCGTCGTACTTTCTGCGCACTGGCGCAAAATCCTGCTCGATCCGCCGCCACGCCTTTTTCACACCGCCGCGCAGCCGTGATCGAAAGGCTCGGTATTCTTGGTCGGGCATGGCGTCTAATGTAACCAGATATTTTTTCAATTCCACGGCAGAGTCAAAGCCTGCTGTTTTAGCGCGTTTTACTTCCAACAACCACTTGGCCCCAGCGGTCACGTCGTCAATGCCAAAGGTGTAAATGATGGGGAACTCGCAATCCCGATGAGGCATCCCAACCTTGTTTTTATCGCACTCGGCCTTGATGTTTACACCAATGCTGCGGGGAACTCCGTTACGCACCTTCTTGACCTTGCCAATCTTTGTCAGGTACAGAATTTGTGATGCGTAGAAGTCGAGCGCACGGCCCCCTGCGCGTTTTGTCTTTCTGCCGTACATCGCATTCACGTTGTCTCTGATCTGTGAAACAATCAGCACCGTCATATTTGCGCCGCTGATCTTCCGCACCATTTGGCGAAATAACCGACTTAGGGCTTTGGCTTTCTGCATCCCGAACCCGGCCTGCTCCCCGTCTTTCTTTTGTTCTTCCTCATCAGTCAAACTATCGAGCGAATCCAGAATATACAGCCCGTGACGCTTGGCCGTTTTTGTTTTCTCAATGCACTGAACCAAGTCTTTAGCCAACGACTCAACCGTATCCAACTCTTTCAAGCTGACATTCTTTAGTGGCAAGCCCTGTGTTTGAGCGTACTTTACGTCAAACGCGGACTCTCCCTCGCGGTAATAAATATCTGCCGCATCTTTGTACTTGTGATAGAAATTGGCGCAGGCTTCAATCATTAAAAGCGTTTTGCCAGCGCTACTATCCCCTATTACATTTGCGATGCGGCTCTCGGCCCACCCCCCGCCAAGCACACAATCCAGCAAGGTGCAACCAGAGCTAAAGCACTCCACCGTTTTACCCGGCTGAAAGTAGATGTTGTCAGTTTGCTTGGACAAGCGCCTTCGTTTCATCACTGCCACCTTTTAAGAAAAAGATGCCGCTGCCCGATCCTTCAGGCAACGGCATCAACATAACCCTATAAATGCACCTGCTTGAACGCTTAATCGTCGTCCTCGTCGTCCTCGTCACGGGATGGTTTCTTAGGCCGGGGCTTCTCGTCCTCGTCCTCGTCGTCCTCGTCACGGGATGGTTTCTTACGCCGGGGCTTCTCGTCCTCGTCGTCCTCGTCGTCCTCGTCACGGGATGGTTTCTTAGGCCGGGGCTTCTCGTCCTCGTCCTCGTCGTCCTCGTCACGGGATGGTTTCTTAGGCCGGGGCTTCTCGTCCTCGTCGTCCTCGTCCTCGTCGGCAGCAGCCCGCCGCTTTGCTGCACGATCTTTTACGTCCTCATCTTCCTCATCTTCGGCGTCATCGTGTTTTCCGCGCCGGGGCTTTTCGTCCTCATCCCCTTCTGCATCCTCATCATCCTTGTCACGCTTACCCCCAAACACCTGCGCAATGTGTTCCTCTTTGTAAAATTTCAGCATGGATGGCAGTGGAAATTCGGTGATCTTTTCCAACCACCGTGCAGCCCTGCCCGGCTCACTGGACAATTGGGTTTCCTCGCGCGATACAACCCATCCCGTGTAGCGTGTGTTTTTCTTGGTGCCGGTGCGCGTGAAATCCACATCATACCCACTCTCAGGATCATCAATAAAAAGCGTTTCGTTCGTCTTTTTATTGTAGGCTTGGGCCGAAATGTCCTTATCGGTTGACCACCCTAACGTCCAGACCATCGGGCCTTCCTTTTCCCGATTGCGGTCAATGACGTACACCAGCACCTTTTGCATCGGGCGCAACTTCTTTATGTAATCTTCGTCTTTGCCGGTGCGCTGCGCGCGTTTGGCCTCATCACAGATCGGGCAGCGGCCTTTCCCGTGTCGCTCCCGGCACAAATACGACCCGCGCCCACCCACTTCGTAATGCACATAAATGTCAATTCCAAAGTGCTTGCTGTTTTCCCAAGTCGGGGGCAAAAACCTTATTGTGTTCTCGCCTTCGGGCACTTTGAAGAACTTGATCCCCGGTTTCATAAAGCTGTCAAAATCTCCACCCTGTTGCTCCCGCCGCTCTTTGGCATCGCCCTCAGAACGCTTCTGATACTTGAATCTCGATTTCACTTAGATGCTCCTTTGTTGAAGTGCTTAATGTTTACGTCAGCCGCCACCCACTTTGCCACATGCCATATAAAGCTGGTGCAAAAAACAAAACTGAACCAGCCCAATAGTACACACAAAAACTCCACAACTTCTCCCCACGACAACTCCATGATGTACCCCATCAAGTGCCCCCCTTGTGCGCAGTGCGCTCACGGGGCCGCTCATACGACTTGCCTGAATCTTCCGAAAAGTAATTGGAAGTGTACAAGGCAACCAGATCGCGTAGAGCATACGAGCGCAGTTTGTAGGATTCGCGCAGAGCATCAAGCTGCGCTGATGCAGCTTGCGCAGCCAGTATTCTGCGCTTGGCTTTTCTTACCCGAATGTGGGCTGAAATCTGATTCTTGAGTTGGGTTTCTGTCGGCTTCTTTTCCCCACTGTGGGACGCCGCTTTCCGCAACTCATAATCGACCTCAGCCTCGATCTGCTTACTGCGCAATTCAGCACTGTCCTTTTCCGCAAGTGCGGACATGAACAGTTTGCTCACGCTATAAAATGTCTGCGGTTGGCGGATCAACTCTTTATCAAGATCGTCTTTACTAATCCGCAGCCCACGCTCAAGTTCCTGCAAGTCGTCCATGCTTAACCATACGGTGTGATTACTGAAGGACAACCCTTCCAAGCGACATTAAAACTGGATACAGCCCGTTGACGGGCGGATAAGGCTCGGCAAAGGCATCAAGCACTTCACACAAATATCCGGCCCGGCTATCTTCAGACGTGTTAAACAGAACGCTTTCGATGTAGGTACACACCACGATGCGTATGCTTTCAGCATTCTTTCCTTTCATTCGCTTTACCAGCGCAACAGCTTCAGCCCAATGAGGCTTGCCCTGCACAAGCAACTGGCACAAGTCTTTAATCTCCGCATCATCTACTTCCACGGATGCCAGCAATTCGGCAGCGTCCTCTGTGTACACCAATCCGGCACACTTCGTCAGCAGTGACAACGCCCGCCGGTACGAACCGTGTGATTCTCTAGCAATCAGCTTCAAAACACTTTCAGACGTTTGAAATAACTCTTTTGATTCCACACGCTCCAAAAGCGCAACAATATCAGCTTTCTTGGCGGGCAAAAGGTTAAACACAGTGCAGCGCGTTTTAAGAGTTTCAGGAACTTTGGAAATTTCTGTGGTGCAGAAAAACCAGTACGCACCGGCGGGGGGTTCTTCCACACTTTTAAGCAACGCCTGCAATGCCGGTTTAGAGGCCGCTTGGCATTCATCGTAGATGATCGCCCGCTTACCCGATCCCAAGCCAATAAACTGTAGCACCGATGTCAGTTCGCGGGCGTCGTCAACACCGCTCTTAGTAGCGGCATCGACTTCTATGATGTTGTTTGATGAGCAACCCATCTCAGCCGCCACGATCCGCGCAATGGTTGTTTTGCCAACCCCCGGCGCACCCACAAATAGAAAGGCCCTGCTGGATTTACTCTTGATGATGCTGCGGAGTGCCTTTACCGTGCTCTCACAACCAATCAAATCTTCCAACACCTTCGGTCGATGTTTTGTAATCAAATCACTCATTCAACGCCTCATTAAAAAAACATAGCAGGCTAGTTACAGCCTGCTCTGCGGTGACGGGCAACCCCTCACACGACTCGGCTTTACTTGCTTCCCTTTTTTGACTTCAACGGGCGCTTGACGAATTTAGCCTTCAGGTCGAATCGCGTTCTGCGCCGTGGCGGAAAGGCATCAACGGGGGCGGCTTCAATCAATTTCGCGAGTGTCGTTTTTGCCAAAACCACGTCTTTCAATCCCAACCCTTTACGCTGCGCATTACGCCCGAAATAAATCTGCGTATCCACCGTTTTTTCTGACAAGGCAACACCCAACTTTTTCATTGCGCCATTCGCGCGCTTCGCTGTCCAACCAAGTGCCCCAAGTCGGCGCAGAATGCCCGTCACGGATACGCCTTCCCAAAGCAGTGAGGGACGCCCCCGCACTGACTTGCCCTTAGCGTCCACGTTCTTGCGTTTCGGCGCGCCCTTCGTTTTAACAGAGGGGGTGTCAGCAAAACCCTTCAACAACCGCTCTGACCACTCCTTAAAGTTCAGCGACGGTGTGAAAGCGTTAATAGCCGGTTCTTTTCTGTCCACAACCCAAAGCTCCTTTTTGTGCTGGCGCTTCCGGGTGCTATTGCGAAACTCTGCCACAACAGGGGGCAGCATTTCAAAACGATCCCCAAGTCGGTAGGGCTTGCGCTCTGCGCCCAACTGTTTTTTATACCGAAACTCCAACAAGTCCATCTTTGCTCGTTCTGACATCTGAACATCTCCTTACTTTAGAACATGGAATTCAAGAACCCTTTTAACTATACCCCCATTAAAGAAAACTTGCGCTATTTATTTTTGAAATCTCGCGTATCGAATGTTTTATAGGGTTTCAAGGCATACCAGTTGGGGCCAGTTTTCACTTCTGCGGTCAAAGGCACTTTCTTGGGCCACCAATCAACCCGCGGGATGGTCATGTACTTGGCCTTGACACGAATCGCTTCATCCGCCTTATCCGAAGGATAAAAACTGGATATATCATCGTGTACAAACAAGATCGGTGCGCGCCATGGTTCGTTATTGTCCTGCGCCATTTCAAACAACCTTGTCATGGCGTCCATCACCAAATCGCCCGCAGTGCCCTGCACCCCTGCGTTAATGAGTGCGTTGTGGCTCATCGGCCCGTGCCGCCTTCGGCCACTCAAGCACGACACAAACCCATTCTTGTCGTAGCCCTCAATAATCTCCTGTTGCCATTCCCGCACACGCTGACACTGCTTCCACAGAGCACCCTGAAGATGCTCTGCATCGGATTGCTCGATTTCCAGATAGTAGGAAATCGCGTTGATGGATGCCCCAAAGAATGAGGGAAACACAAACTCATTCTTCACGGCAGTTCGCGCTGCTTTCTTGTCCCCGTTAAATCGCTTGTCCAGCCAACCCCTGCACCGCTTGGCAATGCGCTCCATCCATTCCGTGTGAATATCATAATTTTCCAACAAGGCTTTCAGGATGAACGGGTCGTCACTCATCGCCCCGATGACGCGGTACTCCAACTGCCCCTCGTCGGCGGCAACAAAAACGTGGCCTTCAGGTGCAGGATAACACGCTCTGATGACTGCTGTTTTTGCATTACGCAAAGGTTGGTTCGTGACGTTTGGAGAGCGCGCACTAGCGCGCCCCGTTGAGGTGTACATCAACTCATACTCAGGATGGATGCGTTTGTCGGGCCACACGTTTGACTGTTTGGCGTGCTCGTCCAGTGGCAGCAAGTAGGTGCTTCTGATCTTCTGCGCTTTGCGTAGCGCGAGCACATTCAGCGCAAACTTCGTGCCGATCTTAGTCAGCACTTCTTCTTCAACCGAACACTTTGCTTTCTTAGTTCCAGTGGCCGGGGTGACGATGACTTCCTTACGATTCTTGATCTCCAAAAACAGCTTCACCATTTGAGGATTACTATCAGGATTAAATGATTCGTTGAATCGCTCCTGATACTCGGCAACCACACTGCTACTCATCACCTTTTCCAGCCCGGCCTTGATCTCTGCTTCGTATTCCCGCAACATCTCTACCTGAACCGTAAAGTCAACGGGCATCCCCATCAATTGAGCACTCACGAAGGGGGCAACGCGCTTGAGATGGAATCTGTAAAAATCGTAGAGCTTGGCTTCAATCAGCCTGTTTTTCAAAATGCGATCCAGCTTGTGCTCATACTTACAATCCAGCGCATTATACCGACACACATCCCCAACCGGCTCTGATGATAACCGCGTCACATCGACGTTGCTGAAGTCTTTCAGGGGCAAGCCTAGATTCTCACTCGCCACAAATTGAAGCCGCAAACTGCCCTTGCGCTCGTCCAGCGCATAAGCCTTGACGAGCGTATCATCCCAATTACTTTTGCCAAGAAGTAACCAGCCATAGCGGTGAGCCAGCCATTCCAACTCAAACTTCAAATTATGCGCAATGAACCGGCCCGTGTAGGTAAACAGTAGTTTTCTAAATGCCTTATCCAACCACGCTCGGTTTTCCTCACTCCATTCTGCGCCGGGATGCTCGAACGCAATACCGATTGATCGTTTGTAGGTGCCGATTCCAATTGTGAGTATTTTCGAGTCCGTGTGATATGGGCGGATGTGGTTTGTTTCCAGATCAACGGCAAGCCGCTTTTGAGAATAAGCCCATTCAAAAAACGCACGCACTTTCTCAATGTCCTTATCCCCCGTAGCCAGCGTGATCCCATCTTCCATTGTTTCGATGGCTTCGATCTCCGGGTCGGGCAACTCATCGACCCGATCAAACAACGTAAATAAATCCCGACGAAAAAAGCTGTGGTGCTCTTTGCCGGGAATTTTATCCTTCCCCTTTTCCTTGTCTGTATCCTCTTTCATTCTGCGCAAAATCATCCGCACGTCATTGACGGGATAAACCCAACACTCGTAATCCTGAATACGAACCGGAAAGAAACGCCCCCGGCAGATGTCCAAGCTGATCTTACTTGCGGGAATCAACCACGACAGCGCCGTTTTTGTCACCGGCACAATGACTCTTGGGCGACTCTGTAGAATGTCCTTTTCCACCACGCCCCGAAACGCTTCTATTTCCACGGTGGTTGGTTCGCGGTAGCCCGGCAACAGCGTGGTGACACAATTATTAAAGCGTGTGTACTGCTTGTAATCACGCGGAAGATGATCCCGAACAAACCGCCCCACCGGGCCGCCGAACGGAGCACCATCCTCATCATCCACCGCACTTGGGGCGCTGCCTAGAAGGTAAATCAGCGGGTGGTCGCTTCCCGTAGGTTTCATCTCAGGATTATGCGCCCGCGCATTGAGTATGCCCAATGCTTTAGGCCCAAGTCTTTTCAGAGTTGCCGGATCGAACTTCTGCGCTCGCGCGCGTACTCCTTTTGGTTTTTTTAAGACGCCTTCAACCATCTCCTGCCGCGTAAAAAAACCGATGTTCATCCTTCATCTTTCTCTGAAAAAACAGGCAAACTTACCAAATGAACCGGCCCCATTCCGTAGAACATGATGGCCCCCCGGATGACAGAAAAATGCGTGGCAGTTTTCAAGCACGACAGCACAGACTTGCTTTGAATGTTGATGTTGAAATCTGCGCAACCCGCAATGGCAAGAGTATCAGAAATCTTCCCAACCTTGCCCCGCCCGCTGATTCGCATCAGGCCGTCTTTGACCGTAAGAGTCAGTACATCATTGTCTTTTGCCGTCAGAGCGCTGGCGCACCGCTGTAGGGCTGTGGCAAAAGACTCTGGTAAGGCCACACCATGCGCTTTGGCTGACTTGACCAAGTTGTTTTTGAAAACATCCCGATACTTCTGCGGCTCTGCCGAACGTGCGATCTTTGAATAAACCCGAATGCCCTCAAACCGGGCCTCAATCGCATCTTTATAAAACAACAGAGACTTGAAGGCTTCTTCGGGCAAACCCGACAGCAGTTTGATGAACTGCGCGGGAAGCCTGATCGCATGGGGTATGTTGTCGCTGCGCTGAATAGGTAAAAACACACGACTGATCTGGATGTCATTTGTTGAGTACGCCGTGCAATTATCCCCACCAAAATCGAGCGTGGCCCCACTGCTCCACATCATATCAAGCGGTAGAAAATTCATGGACACCTGAAGAAACTTCAACTGTGACAGCACCTTAGGATCAATGACTTTTAACTCTGGTTCGACCGGGGGAACAAAGGCGAACTCTGCGGGGGGCAACAGCGTGGTTTTCAGCCGGGCTTTCCGCGACTTAAACACCACCACATCACCCTCAACCCCAAAATCAACTTGGGGGCCAGCAGAGCCAAGCCAAGCCAGTAGGGGAGCACCCTGCACGCCCCCGGCAAAGGGTACTTGCAACTCAGCTTTTACGGCCACCACGTCATTAAAAGCGTGGACTGATTTTCCTGTAAAGCAAAAGCATTGCATCACAGGTACGGATACATCCCGATGGAGCGCGGGGCTGACTGCTCTCAACGCAGCCAGTAGTTGTTCTGTTTCCATTATGTGCCTTTCAAACGAACGATGCCGCCCGCTGGTTAAAGAAGGCGGCATCGATTTAGTTATTTATGAAAATAAGGTGTCCGCTTTACGTCAACCGATTCAGCTTGCGCGCCACGGCAATCATCTTTCGCGCATAGTAGGTCGTTGTGGCAATCGTGCTGTTGGACAATTCCACGCCTCTCTTTTCGGCAGCAGCCATAATTGCCGCCTTATCAACGCCTTCCTTTCGGAGCATCAACCCAAAGATGAACTCCACGCCGTCCAACTCACTCTTTTCTTTGGGGATGTGCTGCTTCACAGCCTTGTTTTTCTTGGCTTTAGGGGATTCATCATCCTCATCAATCGAATCCACCCGCTGCCGCACCTTCATTTTGGAACGCTTGCCCGAAAAAGCGGCGTCGGCAGCATCAGAGATGTCATCAACTTCCTCATTCTCCCCATCATCGTCATCGGCGACGGCTTTCGCCTTCGTCTTTGGCTTTGCGCGCTTGGGGGCATCATCCTCATCCTCATCATCCTCGTCCGCGTCCGCATCCTCATCGTCATCCATCCGAGATGCCACTGACTTCCTCATTCTCCCCATCTCGGCTGCAACTTCCGCTTTCACCTTTGCCTTTGACTTCTTGGGGGCATCTTCCTCATCATCCTCGTCCTCATCGTCGGCGCTCTCATTGTCCTCATCGTCCTCATCTGAATCATCATCAGGATCGGCATCCTCATCCTCATCCGTGCTCTCACTGCTCTCATCCTCATCCTCATCCTCATCCGCATCAGCCGTGTCCTCATCGTCCTCATCGTCCTCATCGTCCATGGCGACGGCTTTCGCCTTCGTCTTTGACTTTTTGGGGGCATCTTCCTCGGCATCCTCATTATCGATGTCCGGGAATTCGCTCACCTTTTTCCCGTCCTCAAGCAGATTGATTGAAGCGTTAAACCAATTCGCTGCCTTCTTGCTGATGCCGTCCATATCATCCGGCACGACTTTATCCAGCGCCTTGACGAACCGCGCCAGATAATCGCTGCGCTTCTCCTTCGGGGCTTGGCACTTGTGCTTCTTCCCCAACATCTTACAAAGTTCCTGTTCGATCTTGCTCATGTACGCTCCTTATGAAAAAAATGAAGTAACACCCAACTATACCACACTGGTATTTGCTTGAATGCCTTTTAATTGATTTAAGAGTGCTTTGTAAAACGCAGCGTCACGATTCAGCGCATAAACGCAAAACTTCAGGATGCTTTCCTGATCGCGCAGAATATCAGAGGGCTTGACTTTCAGCCATTGCAGAAGTTCCAGCACTTCGCCGACTGGCCCACTCTGGTTTGCCATGAAGTCCTTTGTTACCAAGTTCTGCAAACCACTATCCTCAATGGGGGGTTCAGGCAGCGCGGGCTGCAATTGAAACCGCGTGCGATGCTTTGTGCGATGCGTGGCCTTATCGTTAAGCAGATTATGCGCAGCGCGCATATAAAGTGCTTGGAAATGCTTCGGCTCAACCGCAGGGTATTTAGCACAGAGATGCCGGTATTTCAACCAGCACTCCTGATACAAATCATCTGCTTCCATATAGTAATCAACCCGCCAGCTTTGCCGTGCAATAAACCGGCGCGTCCAGCCTTCCAAAGAGCCTTTCCACACCACTTTGTTCTGCATTCTTTTGCTCCTTTTTGTCACACGGGAAAAGTTTAGCGGATTAAACAGGGGTTGGCAAATTTCTAATTTCCAGCACCATCTGCTCTATCTGCTGCTGGCTCATATCCGCTGGATCAGCCGCCTGTTCAGGCAATGGAATCACCCACGGGGTATGCCTTGTCAGCATGGCGCTAAATTGATAGCTGCGGGAGATCGCATCTTCGTCGAAAAGCACGCAAACGCGCTTGTGCCTTTCCGCCAGCCGATCCACTTCGGCCAACTGATGCTCTGTCCACGCCACACCACACAGCGCCACCACGTTGACGTGATTTCCGGCATACGCCTGAAATTTAATGCAATCCAACGGGCCTTCCACCACCAGCAATACGTCCCCGCCTTTATTCGCCCGCGCTTGGCCCAAAACCGTGCGCTTAATGACATCCCCCTGCGGATACGTCAAATACCGCAACCCCTCATTTTTACTAATTGTGCGCCCCGTGTAGGCCACCATCTCCGGGTGATTCTTAATAACATGATATACGGGAATAACCAACCTTCCCGCCATTCCACCAATCAGGCAATAGTGCAAATTGAACAAACTGCACGCAGTAGTGATCCCGGCGTCATCAAACCCCCGTTTTCGTAAATACTGAAGCGTTTGCTTGTTGGTTTTCAAATTAAGCCGCTGGCACTCCGGGGGAAGCTCTAGCGGCTTGAATTTATACACTTGAGTATGTTGCTGCTCTCCAATCTTGGAAATTTCAGAAAGCAGATCGCTGCTTTTGCGCAGCGACGGCGCATCATCCTGTACGAGTGTTTTTGCCTCTTTATAGCCGCAACCCAACAGAGCCATCACCAAATTCGTCGGGTTTATCCCACGGTGCCCCTGATCCCGCCAGCAGCCCCACTTACCGCTTTCAAGATTGATGCCCATGTGTTCTGAGGGATCAGAATCACCACAAAACGGGCAATGGGTGTTTACGTTTCCCTGCTTGACGTTTTTCCCTTCCGTGATGTACGGGATGTTTCTCGCAACTAAGAACGATTGCCAATCAAACATTTTGGTTGCTCCTTTCCATCCATAATGGCGGCTTGCAGATCGCGGCCTTCCTTATGGTACTCAAGAATTTTTTCCTCAATGCTTCCCCGCACCAGCACGTCATAGATCAGGCACTTTCGCTTCTGGCCCATGCGATAGATTCTGCGCTCCATCTGCTCGCGCACAAGCACGTCCACGGGAGATTCGTAAAACAAAATGTACCGGCATTGCTCTTGTAAATTCAGCCCCATCGCGCCTGCCCGGCTGATAACCAGCACGCGCTTTTGACCGGACGTAAACGCCTTGATGACCTTCGGCTTATCTTTTCCCAACGTCCCCCCGAAATAGCGAATGTTGCTGATCTTTGCTTTGGTCAGCGTATCACTGACCAACGCTCCCGATGAAATGAAGTCCGTGGCGATAATGATCTGCTCCGTGCCCGGAATTTCACTGACCAATTCCATCAGCACTTCCAACTTGGCGTTTTTCGGCAAGGGTATTTCAATCCGCGCACCAGCGGCATTCTTGAAAACCAAAAACCCACTTGCCAACTGTCTCATGCGCATAAACACGTTTTTGAGAAGTTGTCGGTTGCCATTTGCAGCCGTCATCTCATCACACATTTTATCATAATGCCGGATCATTTCGGGCCGCAGTTCCGCGTACCGCTTCTGTCTTACCAGCGGGGGCAGATCAAGGCACTCTTTATCCCGATACCGAATCGAACGATTGCGGCACATGCGATGCAGCACGGGCTGTTTATTCTTTGACAGCACCCATGTACCCCACGGAGTAAATGCACTCTCCACGTTAGTACACAACGACTCCCTGAATATATTCAGCGCCGTGCCCAACGTCTCGCCCTTGTCAATGACATGAAACTCGGCCCATAAATCTTCGGGGTTTCTACCAAACGGCGTGCCCGTTAATCCGTAGGCAAACTCACCCGTCCATGACAGCATTTTACACAAATCAAAAGTTAGGCTGCCCCTCTTTCGGAAAGCGATTGCTTCATCAAACACAAAACCATCGATTTTATCGACGTACTGCACCACTTTCTTTTTATCGAGTTGCAACACATTGATGAGCTTTTTTCCCTTTCGCTTTTTAACCTTATGGGCACACATCAACATGAAAGTTGGGTAGGTGGTCAGTAGAATTTCCGATGCCATCGACAATGCTTTCAGGCGGTCGTTTTCTTTGCCGTAAACAGTAAGCACACGAAGTTCCGGCATGAACTTCTCGATCTCGTCCTTCCACGTCTGAATAAGCCCGGAATTGGGCACCAGCACCATAAATTGCTTGGCTTCCCCCTGCTTGATTTTGTGGCGCATAATTTCCAGCGCCACCAGCGTCTTGCCCAACCCCGGATCAAGCAAAAACAGGAATCGGGTTTTCTTCAACCCGATCAGCACGCTGCTTCGCTGATGCTTGCGTAAGCGCTCTGTGGATTCTTCGGGAAACTCACGCTTACGCAACTCACCGCGTAAATGTGAATCGTCCATCCTCTTTATGCGCTTGGAATCCCAGAGGGAGCGACTTAAAAAGCCATCGATTGCACTTTGCTTAATCATATCACAACTCGACTCCGGCACGTTCCGCCACGGCCTGCACGTCCTCGCCCGTTTCATCCTTCACCAGACTCCAATAAGATCGCTTGGGCATCCTCACGGCATCCATGCAGAATTGCCCGATGGAATAGGCTTGTGAAATCATCACGGTAAACTTATCCCGATCTCCCCGGCCCTTCTCCATCTCCAAACGCGCCAAGCCCAACTCAGCTTCCGGCTCGGTCTGGTTGTACGTCACAAACACGTCTGCCGTTTTGTATTTTCCGTAACTCAGGCCGACGTGCTTCTTGGTCAACTTTGGTGCGCCTTCACCGGCCCGATTAGCCTGCGTAGGGGCCACCACTGCCATGTTGCGCTCTATGGCAATGCCCCGCAGATCGACGTAAATCTTATCGATTTCCTGCCGCTCAAACTTGGGATCAAAGTCCATTAAATCCGGGTAATCCACGATCAGCATGTCAGGAATAAAATTTACCCAGTGCTCCAAACCTTCCATGTACGCCTTCAGCTTTGGAATCGTCAGCGTGCCCGATGGAAACTCTTTAACGATGAGGGGTGGTTTTGATGACACATTCTTTGCCTTGCGCGTCAGCAACGTGCCAATGTTCTCATCCCTCAATGCGGGCCGGGCATTTAGCTCCATGTGCTTGATGCCTGTGATCTCATCCCCCGCCTTCTGAAACTTGGAATAACTGACTTGCTCTTTACGCTTTGTCAGTGACAACAGCGTTTGCATACAGCGCTCCACAACTTGCGTTTCGGGCATTTCCGTTGTTATCAAAAGCGTCGATGTGTGGTGTCTTAAATTCTGAATGGCTTGGTGAGTCACATACCAGCTTTTGCCCATGCCCGACAAACTCATCAGAATCCACATGCGCTTTCGCGCGGGCATTAAATCCGTTTCGTCAATCGGCCCGATGCCAGTTGGAAAGAAATCCCCATCGGAACGCGGGGGCACGCCCTTTCTCATCGCTTCATCAAGTCGCGTGCCTTGCTGAAACAGCGTGATGTCTGATCTTGTGATGGCAAGCAGCGCTGATTCTGCTTCGGTGATTTTCTGCTCATCTACTTCACCTTGAAGGCTTTGCACGGCTTTCTGTGAAGCCGCTTTTACGCGCTGCACCCGCGTAAACAAACTGGCTTGCGCCAGCACATATTCAGCATTTACGCCGCGCGACGTTTGCTGAATGCTTTTGTAAATCCGCTTGTAGATTTCTCGTGAATCCTGCCGCCGACTCACAATCGTATTCAGCAGATCAATGGCGTGCTCGCCGGGAGCCTTCCTGTACTTCGTGATGTACTCAATCGCCTTTTCCGCGAAGTCCGCATAGTAAGGATCGTAATTCTTTGCGCGCAACATTCCCGCGACGAGTTTGGCATACTTTGCTTTCTTATCCGTATCGAAAAGAAGCAGCGCAACCAAGCTCTCTTGAATTGCCGAAGTGAGCATTAGCTTTTACTTTCTAAGTGGAAGATACCCATCGACCCGTTTGCCGACCACCAGCTTCAGCATTCCGTTCTGGCGATAACCCGGAAACGCAGAATCAATTGCGTCATACACCTTGCTCAAGTTAATCGCCAGCGTGCGCGTCGAAATGGGGCACATGGCATGAGAAAGCCGGTTGGCAAGCAGTTTCACCAAAAACGTCGCTCTGGTGACTTCCTGCACGCTGGTTTTGGCGTCTAACTCATCCCGCACCACGGCCAGCAGTTGTTCGGCATCGGCCTCGAACTTGTTATAGAAGTTCTGGCGGATAAACACTGCCCACGGGAGCGTTTTTAAGCGTGCCTGCGCCAGCACCGTAGTAATAGCCGTAAACGCGATTTTAGCGTCCTGCGTGCCCGCAGGGGGGCTGCTGGCGGGGGTTATAGATTCACGCTCATATAACCCCTGCGCAGCGGACACCACTCTCGCCAAGTCCTTAGTCCTCAGCGTTGCCAACCCCGACAAGATGCTGCTTACGGTGTTGCTCATTTTTCCTCACCGGGGCCACGGATACAATTCGGGCCTTTAACTCTCTCAACACATTCCGGCTGAAAGTCTCATCCTCTTGATCCGCCCAAAGCATTACACGGGGAAGATCAAACATGATGGCGTCTGACCGAATTCCATTTGATCCCTTAATCCGTATATAGGGCAGCTTCCTTTTGAACCGCCAGTTGTGTACCGACAACGGAATCACGTTAAACAAACGTGCCAAATCCTGTGTCGTCACCCACTCACTGATTAAACGCTCATTTCGTCTTGCCACTGTTTAACTCCTATTTCGCATCAATGAAACCAACCCCCAAACCAACCACAGCACCGAAACCAAAGGCCAGCAGCAACACACACAGAACCGCAGGGCCACACCAAAGTAATTTAGGTGCTTATCGGACAGATCAGCATTCAAAAGCCGCCACGAAAAAAAGACACAGGCCAGATACACAAAGGCCAGAACGTACAGAAAAACATCCAAAGCAGTCCTCGTTTCTCAGCTTGATTTGTAACTATCAAGCGCCACTGCCGCGCACCTCAGTTGATCGGCAAATTCCAGATACAAATGTTCGAGCGCATAACACTTTCGACTTCCGTGGGTAACTGCCTGATTCGTGAGCATGATGGCTAACTCGGCCATCAGCGCAGCTTCGTGTTTTATGGTTGGCACAAACACGTTTAACGTGGATGCGCCTTCCGGTCGCGATAACAGCAGTCTATCACACTTGTCGTTCATGTATGCTTACATTCTACACAAAACTTGAATTAGTCAAGCCTTTTATTTGAACTATACGCTACGGTCGGCGTCGGGGTGCGTTTTTCAGTGAATTAAACAGGGCAAGCCGACTGTGGTTCGTTTGAAGAAAGTAAGCACAAGCCGGGCACCGACACTCCCAATGTGCTGAACGCTGCATATCCCGCCGCTGGTGGTTGCGGGCTTCCCTCAACAACAGGCTTTGCGCCTTCGTCGGTTTTGGCAAAGGGGTTTTTTTGCTTGCACGGAACAATAGGGGATCGCCCCGTGTGGATGCGGTATTTGTTGACGACTGAAAGTGCGAACTTTTCGGCATCATATTCACCTCTGCGGTTGGGTAAGCGCCCCGCTAGACGGGGGCCAACTGTTCTACGGCGCTCATGCCAGTTAATTTCCCGCCGGTACTGCCACACATGCCGGAACTCATGCGCAGCCAAGTACACGATGTTATCCTGCCCAAACTCAAACGGAAACCCGGTGGGGTACATGGCGTTGATGCGCTTGAGTTTATAGCAGTTGATGAACCTATCAGGCCACAAGCCACTACTATGCTTGGGGTAGCGCAGAATTACCAAACTGACGGTTGACGGGTTGGCTTTATACTTTCTCGGCCCACGCCCGTAGAAACAGTGACCGCTTGTAACACTGTTTTCTGTTGAACTGATCTGAACTTCCACAAGATTCGTGTTTACCCCCTTGCTTGCAAACTCAAGCAGCGGAAGCAGCATTTCGTTGGGAATGTCTGAGTCATTGTAGACGCGCATAATTAAATACTCCTTTTCAGTAACAATGGTTTTGTACAGAGAACAAGTATACATAGAACCTATCATTTGTCAAGGGGCTTAGAATGAAGCGCTCTATGGTGTGGGGGCGCATAATGCTCTATTATGCGCATAATGCTCTATTATGCGCTGTATTATGCGCATAATGCTGTATTATGCGCTATATTATGCGCATAATGCTGTATTATGCGCTATATTATGCGCTAAATACTATATTATGCGCTATATTATGCGCATAATGCTTATTTATGCGCATAATGGTGGTACATTTAATTATATTTGATGTTAGTATAGATAGAACGAAACCACCTACCAGATTCGACCCTTTCTTCTGGTAAGTGGCTCGTTATACTAGATGTAGCGCTTAACAAGCCGGAGCAAGGGTTGTGAGCGCAGAAAGACCCTACTAAAAGTAAAGTCTTTCTGCAACCAAGCCGTCTGCAATGGGCGGTCGCTTGAAGTCTGGCGCTTTCACCATTTTCGGGGCAGGTGTGTCCACCGAGCTACAGGCCAGTTGAGCTTGCATCAGAATGATGCAGTGTGCGGTAGGGGTCGATCTCCGCACAACTTCCACTTCCAGCTTCGGCCCTTCGCATTGCAGGTTGGCCGCGACCATTAGCCCTCAGGCTCGTTTGAAGATTCTCGCGTTCTGCTGGCAGTCATGCGAGAAGCATTGTGCTTCAAGCAGTATCACAAACTGCTTTGTAAAAAGCAACAAGTATTCCCTCGCACCCTATGTTGGTTTTTGAGTCAAATTCAGACTTGTTGACAAGCATAAGTGCTGAAGTATAGGATTTTCATTGTTAAGGGGGTTTTAACCGCTTTTGTCCAATATAATTGGACGGATAGGACAATCTCATGCCCGTAACCAAGTCTGACTTCAAGGTGCAGGTTGAGGCGTACAACGCCAAGATGCAGAACTACACCGCCGGATGGGGCACAGCCACGGATGAGCTTCGTGATGCGGTTGACGCACTCAACGAACTCGTCACCGACCTGCAAACATCCACCGACACCATCACCCCCGACGATCAGGAAATTCTCGATAATATCGAAATGGCCGGAAAGGGTGTCATCGGCAAGATCAACAACTTTGAAAAGTTGGAACTCCCCACGCCTTTGAAGTACCCGGAAACCAATGTGCAGCCCCAAGCCCAAAAGTCTGACGCCAAAGCGCACAAAGCTGAAGTTAAGGCGCAGAAATCGGGCACTGTCCGCCGTACTTCCAAGCGTCGTTAAGTTGTTCCGCAGCTTTTGGAAAGCCTAAAGGGATTACACATGATTGGACTCATCATTTTTATTGCGCTCATGGGGTTGCTCGTCTGGGCAGTCACAACCTTCATCCCGATGCCCGCCAGTTTTAAGACTGCAATTTTTGTGGTTGCGGTTGTCATCTTAATTCTTGTCGTGCTGAACGCCTTTGGCCTGTTAAGTGGCGTTCGCGACGTGGATGTGCCCCGAATCGGATAGTCACTTTTGAAAGAGAGGATCAATGGCCGCTTCAGGTTCGCAAACATCAGGGCACGCCTTGCCCGTTGATGCGCAGGGTGGCCCGACCATTGATCCGACCGAGAACGTCAAGGCTTTAAGTGAATCACAGGCTAAGCGCAATGATGATCTGCGTGAAATTAACAATCAGCTTCTTGACACAAAAATAGCAGCGATCAAGGAGCTTGCCCAATTACGAGCAGATCACGCGCGCGAAATCCGCATACTTGAAACAGATCGGCTTGAGAAGATTCGACAAGTGGACGTTTCCAATACGGCAATCACTGCTGCCCAACAGCTTGCCGCCATTCAAACACTCGCCGCAACAGCCGCGAGCAATGCCGATGCGCTCCGCACGGCAGTCGCCACCACAGCTACCACAATTCAGAATCAGACAGATCGCGTCGTAGGCGGAATCGTGGATCGTATCGCGGTTTTGGAAAAATCGTCCTATACCGGGGCAGGGCGTGCCGGTGTAGCCGATCCGCAAATGGAACGGTTGTCCGCGATGGTTGAAGGGCTTGCAAAAGCACAATCACAAAGCACCGGCAAAAGTGAGGGGCTAAGTGTGGCTTGGGCTGTGGTGGTCGGCGTGGCCGGATTGATCGCGACCATAATCACAATTGCTGCGGTATTCTTATCGACGAAATAGGAACTCATGCTTTTATCAACCGATCCGCTGGAATTCTTCACGCGACTCTCCAACCTTAGCGGCCCGGCAATTTTCTGTGCATTTCTATTCTCCATGTGGAAGGGTTGGATAGTATGGGGCAGAGAAAAGGATGCAGCGGAAAAAGAGCGTGCCGAACGTGAGGCACGGCTTAAAGACATGCAAAAGGAGCGCGACGAGTGGAAGCACCTCGTCATTGAGCAAATGCGACTCACTGCCCACGCGACCAACGCAACCAGCCGGGCCGTCTCAATCGCGGCTGTTGCAACGACGACGCTGCCCACAACACCGAACTAAATAAAGTGACACCCATGAACAATGACGAAAAAACAGAAGGCAGGACGGCTCAATTGGCAGGGGAAGATGCCCTACTTTTGAAAGATGCTAAAAAGAGCGTTCAAGACCAAGCTGAGAAAATACAGGGTTTGGAGAAACGGCTTACAACCATCGAAACGATTCTGCGTGATTCTGACCCGCGCGTGTCGGGAGCGTTGGAAAAGGCGTTCGCCACAAGCACAGAGTATTGACGCGGGGCAGACGGCGTAGCCTTGTGTGCTATTCCTCACTCTTTTTTTGGGCCGGTGAGGGCGTCTACGCGGCACTCTCAGCGGCTTTTTGATTCAGAGGGGGTCAAAGTGGGGTATTCCTGCTCCACCACGCCTGCAATCGCCCTGTAAGGGTAGCTGGCCGGTCTGTGAGTGGGGTTGGCAGGCTGTGGGCGTGCTCAATGCGGTATTGGGCTTCTGCCACCATATCCTTGAGCGTATCCGCAGCCATAACCTTCAATTCTTCCAACGCTTCCTGATGCCTCAAGTCCTTTTCAACAAGAAACTTTCTAAAGGCTGCTTCTGTTTCTGATGCAAGGCCCGCGTGAAAGCGCATCATGTTGGCAAGGCCCATTGGCTTGCCATCCACTTCGATCAGTCCCGTGTCTCTGAATTCAATCGTCATAGCCTTCACCTTGTTTACACCAGCGCGGCAGGAACCTTTTCAACCAGCACAAACTTACAGGAAATAGTTCCACCAGCGGCTTCCCCCACCACCTTCAAGGTGTAGGCCGTGGTGGTCAGATTCAAACTGCTTAGCGCTACTAAAATTACGGGGTTTTCGGGGACGAGTCCTTTTCCCGTAATTGATCCAAAAATGGTTACTGTCGTGTTTGAAGTTCTGGCGATGTACATATCAAAGAGTAGGTAGGAACCCGAAGCTGGTGCAGACGTTTCAGTAAAAATAGTGGAGTTAAAGTAAAAGCTAACAAAAGCGTCAGCGGTGGCTGTGTTTAATTCAAACCCATATTGCGCGTGCAGCATATCCCCGTCATTCACCAAAGTTGCTGCCGGGATTGAAATCGTCTTTAGGTCTGCCGGGCTTGTCGTGGTTGTGGTGATTACTATGCCGTTGCTTTGAAGGGTGATTTTGCCTTCGGCGTACCACACCGTTCCGTTGTAGCGCATAAAGCATTTTTCATCATCCACCCAAGCACGAAAGCCCTGCTTCGGTGCCAAATACTTCCACCCACTAACGTACCACGCAACCTTATTGGCTTGTGCAGCCCACACTCCCGTAGGTGCAGCACCAATCAGATAACGATCCCCCTCTACCGGCGCTCCGGGGGGCGTATTGGTGCGATCTTTAACCGACAACTGGCATAGGGCATCCAGCCGATAGCTGTTGTCGTTGACGATGGATTCAGCGCCGTTCTGCCCCTCACTTAAAACGTCCAACGCTAATTGTGGTGTTGCCATGATTCGTTCCTGTTCTTAAATTAAGGTTGCCGATGCCAGATTGCCGCGCCCAACGAACCTTCCTAGTTGATATAGCTCTACATAAACTTGCCCGCCGGGTACTATCATCCCATCCTCAGTCTGAAAGCTCTTAGTGTAATTGTAAAAAGTTGCATCTGTGACGCGCACAGTCCGCAGCAACGTACCAGCTATGGTGTTCTCATAAATCAGCACGTCATACCTCTCAAATGGCTCATCCAGCGGATTAGCGGAACCCCCGAATATGCGCGACACATAACGGGATCGACGCTGCCAAGTGATGTAGATGTCGAAAGCACCACCCTTAGACGTGTCGCGCTGAACGGGACGGGGCCGGAAATTCTTTACGTTCTCACCATTCGGTGTGAACAAGCTGCCAACATAATCCCCGGCGTTGGCATACAGGGGCACCGCCTTGACGTAGACGGGCTGATTCAGTTCTGCGGTTTCTATTGACGTAAAAGTAAGTGTATCCCGCTCTAATAATAAAAAGCGCTCACCAATAACGTGCCCGCCTAAATCACTGACATCCATAGTGTCCCGCCGACCCCGGTAGAGATTACTAAGGCGGTACTGGTTTGTGCCGATGGAAGCCACTGTTTCAAATGCAATGATCTCATTCCCGACCAAAGCCCAATTCGTTCCCCGGTTGACTTGATCTGGTGTGGCTGATGCCAGTAAACCGTCATACAGCGTGACATCCACAAAGTTCACAGTGTCTTTAACATCCACGGATGCAGAAGGCACCGCGTTTATGGTTACACCCATAGTCGCTTCACTTGAAATCCGGGCAAGCTCATCAAAGTCCACGTTATCAGTTGATGTATAAATAACCACGCCCCTGAAGTTAGCTGTGGGGCTTGTTGCGCACGCAGCAACGTAATAACCGGGCGTGTTCACAACGTCATCCGTTAATGACGGCATATTTAATACAAGAAAAGTGATAGCTGGTGGAACATAAGGGATGTTGCCACTCGAATTACCAGACGACGTGCCCGGCGTGGAAGAAAGGGTTTGGGATTGCTCAAGCACCCCTTTTACTTGCGTGATTAAGTTGTAGCCCTGATTCGCTTCAGTTATGCGCACGGAAAATACCTGTGTGCCGTCCGTGATGACCAGTAAATCTCCTTCCTCAATGGAAATCCACCGGGGCGGCAACGTGAATTCTGCATAAGAGCGATAAGCATAGAGACTATAAAGTTCACGCTCTGCAATTGCTCTTGCCTGTCCGGGTGTGAGCACCATAGGCATGTTGATGGTGGCCGTGATGCGATTAACACGTTCATTTAATTTAGCGCGTTGAGAAGCCTGCTGAAAGTCGTTAGTGGTGTCGATGTAGGTCACGATCATTTCATCAGGCAGTCTGCGGGTAGGATTATCTGTCAGCGTGAGCACTTGGGGCACTTGTTGGTCAAGTTCGTGCGCCGCCATGTCAATGTACTCAACATTGGTGGAACCAGAAGATTGTCTTGGAAAGAAATGAAGTGTCCCCGCGCGTTCACGGGCTTCAATTGCAAATGCCAGCAACAAAGGCTCAAGGGCTTGGATGGTGTTCTGCGGGCCGGATAAAGAATAACCCTTCACCAGATCGAGCGCACTCAGCGCGGAATAATCAAACGCAGGTGGGATAACGCCAAGCCTACCCACAATCGTAAGCACCGCCGATGCCAGCGTAGGCGTTACAGTCTGTTTAACTAAAAACGTGAAGTTGGGAATGCGGTTGCCAAAGTCGGCAAGCTGAAAAGCCTTTATTTTTACATAGGCAATTCCAATATGCGCCGGAACTTCACCAACCCCTTGAATTGCCTCTATGTCAGCATCGGCGGTAGTTTGTGTACCATTGTAAATATCCAAATCTTCATAGCGCACATCAAACGCACCGTTGTCGTAAATAACCTTCCCGTCTGCCCAAATGGTTTGAATACCGCTGATTGGCCCTTCACAAACACCGATTGCCACACTGATGCTGTAGCTGAATGAAGTAACTTTTTGACTCTTGCTTACCTTTGTCTTTTTCTTTTTCTCAACCAGTGGCCCGGCCCAAATCAACGTGCCTGCAATTCTGACCCCATCCCCCACGACAAAGTTGATCGGGGAACCTTCGCTGGCAGTTTGCAACTGAAAGTCATCCAGTCGTGGGCCAGTGGTTTTCTGATTATTAAAAAGAGGAAAGAGAAAGGTCTGGTCAAGAATTCCACCGATGCTGCCACCAATAGCACCGCCAATTGCAGCCCCGGTCAATCCGAGAAAAGCGCCAGTAGGGAATAACCCACCACCGATTAAACTCCCGGCGGCAAAAAGAGCAATGGTGGCAATGACAACACCTTCCTTTATGAAACTTTGAACGCAGGATCAAAGTCTACACAAGGCACTCGCCAAATCGAATGGAGCCGCCTTTTGAATGCCCCACTAAAGCTGTGCTCAACTACCCGGCCAAGCTCTCTGTACGCATGGATCAAGCCCCTATCTGTCAATAGCCCCAAGTGTACGGGTATTTTATTTTTACCCCCGGCATGAAGAATTGCTATATCCGCAGGAGCAGCATCATCAGGATCAACCTGCGCCGCGAAAGAACTTATGGCGGGGGTAATAGCATCTGTGTGGGCGTTTGGTGCATAAACTTCAGGGGATTTTAATTCCACACCATTTGATGAAAAGGATAAAAGGATGACTCCAACACAGTCAATGCCACTTCTTACGTCTCGCCCCAAGTGCGCAAACTTCACACCGACAAGTGATCTTGCCGCAGCGACAACCAAACGATTGTTGATCTTTGCTTCCATCACTCTTTGCCATCGGGCGTTCTATATTGCACGTCTGATCCCGGAACGTAAGGAAATCCGCCGAAGCGCACACCGTTACTGAACTTGGTTTTGCAAGTGGTGAATAGCTTATCGCACCCCGCCACAATTACGAAAGTATCACCAATTACAATGTCAAAGGGTAGCGCGAGCCACAGCGACACATCACCACTGGCATTAAGGTACGTTTTAACATCAGCCACAAGATTCAAATTAGCCCCGCCCGTCCACGTCAATTTACCATAATTGAAGTAGCCATCAGCGTTCGCCAAGCCGCTTTGAAAGCGCGTGCGCGATGTAGTTACGGCAGTGACCGCGCCAGTGAAAGTGAAAGATGCCAAATTTTTTCCGCACTGCGCATCACCCAAAACGAAGCGGCAGTCCCGCGTATAGTACGAGCCAATTTCCTTCTCCAACCACGTCGTAATGCCCGCCAGCGTTCCCTGCCATTCCTCAACGCTAAAGGTGACTTCATCAATCCAGTAGGTGTTGGTATAGAACGCCCCCAACGCCAAATCATCCCAAGCCACCAGCAGTTCTTCCACTTTGGCGTCACGGTATCGACCTGCGCGTAGATCATCATTGGTTATTGAATCCGAAGTAATGACCCCAAGCGCATCACGGTTACGCGAGCGCATACCACTTTGCTTTTGCGCTGCGGACGCATTAAATCCAACGCCGGGATAGTAAATGTTGCTGCTAAACAAAATCTCCTGATCGTGATCCGTGAAGCGCAGAATAACCCCATCCGTGCGCGTGATGACGTAAAGCGTGCATAAACACAACGCCCCACTATCCAGCACTGCTTTTTGTGCGATGGTAAGTGTTATCATATTCCATCTGTCCAGTCTGACTTCCACACCGACACATTGCCCGACCCTGATGGCGCATAATGATAGCTAAGTGTATCCGGGCTTCCCCCACCATAGGTTATGATCTCAGTTCCCCCACCAGTAAGAACCGTCCAATCGCCCGTATCGAAAATAACAAAGTCATTACCCGTACCCATCCAGTTTTTAATGAAAAGCTGGATGCGCAGGCAGTCAAACACAAAGGGGCTGAGTTGCTTTATAAGCCTCATGTGAACCCGATACAATTTAGGCTCAGAGGCTACTAATGCTCCGGCGGTAATCACTGATCCCATGTCATCGGTACTGTTGATCTTTCTTCGCGCAACGTGCCATTCCAGATTGTACTCCGTGGCATTAACCAAGCCGTACCCGGTGGGTGTTACAGCACCAATAACCGGCCCCTTCATTTGGGTTACTTGCTGCATTTCTTCACTCGCAAGCATGTGCGCGCTCGCGTACATGACTCGCGTATCCGCTCCTTTTGGTCGCGAGAAGTAGAGATTTATCGGGTCGCCCCAAACAATAGAAGTGCCCCCTGCGCCGCCCCCACTGGGTTTCGCGGAATCAATTCCTTGTGACATCAACACAGAACCCGGCAAACCTTGAGAGGGGGGCTTCACAACGGGTGAAATCTCCGGTTGACCCGAACCGTGTTCTAAACACGCTGTATTATGAACGCGCTGGCAAGACGAGTGGATTTCTGACCACGGAGAATTGTTATCACTGAATCCCCCAAATACTGGAACTTCGATGGAAGCATTAGAAAAGAAGATATGGAAGATTCCCCCAACCTTACAATCAATGTTGTCCGCAAGTGTTCTAGGCGTCCACCGCCACATCACTTCGTAATATCTGCCGGGAATGTTTAATAGAGTGGTCTTATCTACCCAATTGTAAAAAACACCCGTGCCCTTCGTTACCCCCGCAACCAGTTCTGCGGCAGTCAGCGTGTAATCCAGTCCGGTTAGGTCGTTCAAATTCGATTCAAGTACAAACCAATTGTTTCCTTCATTAAACTGATAACCGGGGCCGGGCAATCCAGTGACGTAAAACACAGCGGGCAAAGCCGTGTTGATGGGGGTTCTTTCACAAGCCTCTCCAACTTCGCCCGGTGTCGGTGGGGGCACTTCAGGATTACCGGGCGTTGTATCCAACACAGCCGTTGAATCCACGCGAATTTCAATCAGCGAAATATCCGGCGTCTGATTCTTATTGAAGGCTTCAATGGTCAGTGAAAGAATATCCACGGCATCATCAAAACGTACCGGCACGTCGAACTCACAGCCGCATGAAATGACATCACTAGGGGCCACCGCAGCCGCAAAAGTTATGCGCCCGGTAGCGTAATTCACAGTAAACCCACTAAGCACTTGCACATTGTTCTTACCAAGCACCAGCGTACCGACCACGGGCTTATTGATCTTGCGTGTAAAAGTCAGTGCGCCGAACGTGTACGTTTTGGCGATCTGAAAGATAGTGAATGTTCCATCAGTGGGCTGACACACCACGTCAGAGATTGTTGGAACGCTGCGGCTATCAGCAGCCGTCGTGAAGTCCATCCAATCTTTGAAACGAAATCCTCGCGCCGGGCCTTTTCGACCGATGTAGAATTCAATCAGCGTATCGAGTTGCGTGGATGTTTTGAGAACGGGGGCAAGATTGTACTTATGCAGCGGGGCGCGCCAGCGCACAATTCTACGCTCCTGTCCGCCATGCAGGCGCACCACCGTATTGTTGAAGGATGGCCCGCCCCTTGAGCCAAACGTCAAACGCTCTGGTAAACGGACTTCATCAAAATCCATTTTAAGTCAGCCTCAATTCAATAAGTTCCAAACTCTCAATGGAAGCGTTTTCATGGTCGTCAATCGAAACGATAAGCTGTTCACCATTAAAGCGGACAGGGGTGTGGAATAAAAACCCCGCCTTGTATGCGCCTGTTGGGGTGTACCCCGTCAAAACGCCCGTCTCATAGTTCACCGTTACTGATCCCGTGACATTCACACCCACATCTGAAATAAGCACTGTTCCAAGAATCGGTTTATAGATGGGCTTAACAACAACGGTGCCCGCAATGTCGTAGGTTTTCGCCAAGCGATAAACACCACCCGTCAGCAGGATGGTCTGATCCAACATGGTCGGCGTGCCACGATGATTAGCCGCCGATGAAAAATCCAGCTTGTCTTTAAGCCTAAATCCTTTAGCACTGCCGTAGTGGTTGTAATAAAAGGCGCGAATCTGATCCATTTCCGTGAACGACCGATTCTGGTAATTCACCGTGTACCGATTTAATGGAGCAGCCCACCGCGCCTTAGGGTGTGTCCAGCCACTATCCAGCGAAAACATGCGGGTAGAATACCCACGCCCATGCTCGGTCTGATAGCCGTAACCGTGCGGCAGAATTTCTTCACTGAAGTCGTCCATCATTTACCTTTTGCGCACTGCGCGAGAAAGGTCGCCCGTGATCTGGCTCTTGCTTCGGCGGAAGCTGTCCGCGTCTTTGGTGTAGACGTTCATTACCACATTGTTAGAACTACCGCCGTTCATCTCAACCCCCAACCGTCCGTTTGCGCCGCGTTTTAAGGGCATGATTGCTTCGGGGCCACGTTCACCCATAACGCCTATTGGAAAGGCTGTGCTGCGGCTGAACACGCCCCCGTTGGCAAACGGTACAGCGGGCCTGAGATTGATTGCATTGTCTATTACAGCTTGTCCCGCTGCAAAGCCCACATTGGGCGAGCGGTAACTGCCGGTTGGAGCGCTTCCCCCAAACAAACCTACGCCAAAGCGACTCAAAAATCCGAATATGCCGGTGGACACGGCACTTGCGACGGGCTGTGCTACAGCCTGTTGGAACACCATCTTCAGCACAGCCTTGATGAACTCACCAATGGCTTCGGTGGCGGACTTGGCGGAGAAGATGATGTCGGTGAAGGCATCCGAAAAGGCATCCCCAACTCTGAAAGCAATTTCTTCCAATTTTTTCAACTGATTTAACTTGTCTAATGATGCAGCGTATTCATCTGTCAACTGAGTTACCTTTATCAGATCATCCCCATACGCTTCAAGCGCATCATCTTGAAAGCTGTATAATTCCAGTGTGCGCTCTTGAGCTTCCCGCGACTTACCCGCAAGCTGAATTTCCGTGCGTAGATTTTGTAATCTGCGCTCTATGTTGTTGATACTGCTGTCCTCGTTTTTTGGCCTCACCAGTTTGGACAAATCAGGCGCAAGTGCGGCACGTTCTTGTTCTTCTTTTGAGGCTTGCTGAAGCTCGTCCACCATTTTTACGAACATTGGCCCCCCCACCGCGTTCGCCATCACACCCCTTAGCCCACGGGGTTTATCCAATTCTTTGATAAAGGCAGCATACTCAGCAGAAACCACGGCGCTTAATTCCCCAAATTGCTCCTTCACCAGCTTCAGTACATCTGGGAAGTTTCCAGAAAATTGTGCTTTGACACTTTCCCAATATGACTTTCCTGTTAAGTGGTTTTCCAAACCGTGTTTGGTAGCCTTTCCTGCAAATTCAACTGCTATATTCCCCATCGTAGTTGCCAGCACACTCAGATTTAAGGCGCGCTCTTCTAAGAATTTGTTGCCTGCATCATCCAAACTTTTTCCTAAGGCTAGATAAGGATCACCCGTGGCCCCTGCGCCCAAACCAATAGTTGCAGCTTTTGCAAGGGTTGCAAGATTAGAGTTTAGTCCGGTGTTATACGCGATTAGCGCATCAAGCACTCCTAATGGAGCACTTAAAGTTTCAAGCCCCTTTCTAACAATGCTTTTCATATTTTCCCAAAGAGATTCCCATATAAAAATAATTCCAGCTTTCGCTGCCGCAAACGCGAACTTAATGGTGCTAAGCATTGTCTGAAACGCGGAAACCATAAGCGCCCCGGCCTGCTGAACGATCTTAAACTCGTCATATAGGTATGATCCAAGCGTAAATCCGAGAACTGCTGCCGAAAGTATGGCTAACACAGCAATCAAGGGATAAAACGCAACCACAGCCCCTTTAATAGCTGCGGGCAACCCAAGAATGATTGTTTTGAAATTCAGCAGATATTTAGCGCCAGTATTAAGCACTCCCGCAAAAGCAATGAACCTTACTGTCGTCGAAAGCAAAGCCCCACCAATGCCTAAAAGAAAGGTAGCTACTTTAATGGCAATGATGATCTTGAGGAATGTGCCGACAATCTGAAGAATAGGCGCGAGTCTTTCAAACAAGCGCTTTGATGCTTCCAAGCGCGGCGGAAGTCCCGCGAGCAAGCGGATCAAGTCAGTTAAAACCAAGCGTACCGGAACAATTCCCGAATAAAACTTGTTAAGAGCGCCCTTCAAGTCGAAAGCCTTTGCAGCTTCCGTGCCAATATCGCGCAACGCAAAGGTTATTTGTTCCACCACTTTGTTAAACGTACCCCGCAAACTTTCCTGCATAATTTTGGCAAGGTTTTTGAATTTAGGATCGTTGTTAATTCCCGCTATGATAACCTTCATTGCCTCGCCGCCATCAAGTCGCCCGCGCTCTATTAACTTAAATAGCTCACCAAAGGTGCCCCCTACGGCGTCTCTAAGATAACCAAAAGAGTTGACGCCGTTCTCGGCAAGAATACGCATGTCCTGTGTAGCCACACGCCCCTTTAGCGACATCTGTGAAAGTTGGACAATTATGCGCTCCATGTTTTGCTCAGTACCCCCCATAGCCGCAACTATGTTGGACAGTGCTTTCATGGTAGGTAGGACAGTCTCAGTCTTAAAACCAAGTGCAAGCATGTTTTTGGCAACTTCGGTTAGCCCTCTGAATTGTAGCGGCGTGTTAATCGCCAAATCCTGCAATTCCATCAACATCTGATTGGCGCGATCTACATTCCCAACCAGTGTTTGAATGGCGACGGTTTGCTGCTCAAACTCAGCGGCCAATTTCAAACTTGCTAATGCCGTGCCTAAAAGGGTGACTGCCCCCGCCGTCTGTGCGACTAGCCCAAATAGGCCGCGATAGGCTTGACTGGCCCCATTCACCAGCGCCGTGTTTGAAAAAAAACTACGATTAAGGCGACCAACCCCGCCCGCTGCATTAACAGACGCGCCAGAAAGTTGCTGAAGCAATCGATTGACAGTGCCAAGATTACCGGAGTTGACGACGATGTTTAGTACGGCAAGATCAGCCATTGAATAAACTCCTTAGTTGGAAGTTTCCTTTGTTTTGGCGGTCGTTGCAAGCATAACCATATCAAGCTGTTTTAGCGTGTTGATTTCCCACGGCTCAAAATCCACACCCATCAGCGCAGAATAGGCGAGAATTTCATTGTATAGAATGGGAAGTGGGCCTAGCCCGTACTGGCGGGTTTGATTCAATTGAAGGAAGGCTTCCCAAAGGTACAGCAACACAAAGGGAATTTCAGCGTCAGAAAGTTCAGCAGCTTGCGCAACTTTTTGCCAGCCCTTAGACCGTGAGGCTTGCCGCAGATGGGCTTCTAATGCCACGCCCTTCTCATCTGTTTTGTCCAGCTTGAATCGATCTTCAGCGGCGGCTAAAAGCTGCGCTATCAGTTTCCCAAGAAGTTGCTTCGGTCGTTAAGAAACTCGTCCACTTGTAGGCAGAGCCAGCCACACGCATCGTACAGCCTTCTGATGTCATCGGGGCTATCAACGGAGTGTCCTTCAAACTCGACGTTCTCAAGCTCAACCGTAGCCGCTACGCGAAGGGCAGCAGCACTCTCAACCAAGCCTTCCACGTCTGCCCCACCGCTTCCCCGGCGTCCCCCAAGCACGCTCTTGAGGCTTTTGGTTTGTGCATCTTTTTGCGACTTGAGGGATTCTCTGGATTCGGGGTTACGCAGCAGGATTCGCACAGTACCACGGGAATCGTCGATGGGCTTTCCGGTTGAGGGGTTGATGACGGTAAGCCACTCGGCCTCTTTGATGTTTTTGTTGATGTTGGAAAAGTCGGGCATGGGAATCTTTGCTCCTGAGTTCGGGCCACAAGGTTGCGCAGCAAATTAAGTGTTGCTGCGTTGAATCGTCATTGTCGTGTTATACGTCGCGTGCACCAGCCCCATGAAGGCTTGGTTGGCAACAATCGGGCCGGTGCGGGGCGGGTCTTTTTCGTTGCTGCTAATTTTCAGCCGGGGCACCACTATGGTCATAAAATTCACACCATCAAGATCATCAAACCGGACAGACAGCGCGATTTCATCCTCATTAAAGAAGTTGTTGAAATCAGCCGCGTCTGCCATGAATGCCGAAATGCTGCCGCTCACGCGGGCATCCCCTTCAAAAACTTCAGGAGAAAACCGACTGCCAATAACGCCCTGCGTTGTGCGGTTGTTGTTGAGCGTAAATTCCAATGAAGTGCAAGCAGCATTTTCAACGGCAGACTTAATGAAGATGCCATCAAACGCCGAAAAAGGAGAAGTGGTTGGCGCAGCCGTTGGCGTACCGAGTGAAGTACCACTCTGCACCCCAAAGGATAGGCCCAACAAAGTCAACGCACATGTAACCATTTGTTCCGGCGTAGCTGTCACGGTGAGTTGGTTCACGGCCACGCCCCGATAAACTTCGTACAGCGGGACATCGGAAAAACGTCGCTCGAATGTGAAAGTTTTAAGCGTTGAGCCAATGTCTAAGCGCTTGCCGGGGTAGACCAATGTACGCCCACCCGCAGCAGCGACAGTAACTAGAGTAGTTGCCAGCACCGTAATGGTCGTGGTTCCAACTGCCGTGACTACCCACGTTCCATTGTTGGCGGGGTTCGCAAAACTCGCGGTGCGAATGGTATCGCCTATGCGAAAACCATCCGCCGTAAACGATCCGGCTGACCGCGTGAACAGATTGGGTGAAGTCGCCCCAAAGTCCGGGCCACCCGCTACGACAACAGCAGCCCACGTTCCACCCATCGCGGCTTCAAGCATGTCATCGTAAGACTGACTGCCAAGTTCAAAACCAACCGTGCCCGTCGCGGAATTAAATCCGTGCCGCATATCGGCCACTTGCCGATCTTCCCGCCCCTCGTTCGATTCGAGTGTGTTGATACTTGGATTTATGGAGCGTTGTGTGTTGCGCAAGCGCTTCATTGTGGGGGCTGCGGGAGTGACGCCCTGTGTCACTTCAGCGACGTAGGAAAGGCCAACTCTTGCGGCAGAAGCTAAAGGCATAACGACTCCTAATTGTTTGCTGACCCGTAAACTCGCCAACTGATTAAGGTTGGCACTATGTACCACGGCTCGTCAATGAACCCTGATACGGTTTCTGCGCGGTCTATTGCAACCTCTAAAGCCCCCGATTGCAAACTTTGTGGAACCGCGAACTGTTCCTTGATTGCCTTAGCCAGCACGCCCGCAATCTTTGTTCCTTTTCCCGTTGGCCCGTGTACGGCAAACGTGATGATCCCTGTGGCGCTGACCAGATCGCTCGCTACTTGGCGTTCCCCATCCACCAAAAAGCGCTCACTCACCCACATTGCATTATCCGGTGGATTAAATGCCGTGTTTTCATATTTGCGATAAGCGGCAACGGGCAACCCGGCAGTCAATGCAAAATGACTGCGCAGAAGGATTCTGACAGCTTCAAGATCAATCATGGAATCCTCGCACCAGCGCCATGCTTATTGATGACATTAACTATGCGCACTAGTTCAGCCTGCATTTCCAAAAACGTCCGGTACATGTGCTTGTCGCCCGAACCCCCAACTCGGTTTTCCAGAAAATCCGAATAGTAAATGTTGTTGGTCAAATAGGCGGGCGTCCCGAACTTTGCTCTATCAGCCACCGCCGCGTTTTCCTTACCCGCATCACGAAAAATGGTTGGAAGTCCGGGCGGGGTTTCAGCTTTGGCAAGAGAGGCGTTGCCCGACACGTCAAACACGTTGTATTGCGCTTTCAAATCAGGCTTGCCAATGCTTAATCGCCAGTTACCCCGGCTTCTGCCGGTACGCACCCGGTTTTTTATCATCACGCTTTTTAACCCCGTCAATAACAGGGCGCGCAGAATGATGTCGGGCTTGGCTCTGGTTTTGTTGATGAACGCCGTGATGTCGTTCACAAAAGAATAATTATTGCCTTTCTTAGCCACAACCTTTACTCCTTCAAATGCAGCACATAAGCCGCAACTTCATCACCAGAGTAGATTGGATCAGCCCGCACAACTTTGAAATCAAACCCATCAAACAAGTATCGGTCTGTTTTTGGATCAGGCTCAATGGCTAAACCAAGTGCCCCGACAATCACCCACGCCGTAGTTCCCAATTGCAACGAAGCCTCTTTGTACTGGTAAGTGTAATCAGATGGGGGTGAGGCTCGAACGGTGGTGTTTACCGACGCTGATACGTTATCCCCGGTCACGGGGTCGTAGGTTTCGGTTTCTCTGAAAATGATACCATCCACGCCCAACGAAGCGAGAACGGACTTGGTGAGTTTGCGAAAAAGGGTATCAAGTGCTGCCATTTCAACTTCGCGCGGTTTTTATATGACTCAGGGTAAGGCCGCCCCCCATATTAGAAATACCCAAAGATGCCAGCAGCAGCCGCACTCTTTCAGGTATCGCGCTGAGGGCTTGCGCTTCACTAAACTTCACCTTCAAAGGCCCGATTACGGCTTCACTAACGATGCGGCCAAGTTCTCGATCAAGCGTTGAGCCTGCAAACGGATCACTGCCAATAAGGACAATGGCAAGCTCACAAGTGGCTCTTTTAAGGAGCGTGGGGATTTCATCGTAATCGAATTCTTCGTAGTCGTAAGACATGGCCCCGACACGGGGCCACCGCAAGGCTTGCTCCACCGTCCGCTTCGTTCCCACAAACGTAAAAGCACTGTCAATCAGAAAGGTGGCTTCAATAAGCGCGCGGGGCTTGGTTGTGGTATCACCAACCAAAATGCTAGTCCAAACTTCGGAATTAAGGCGTTCTTCTGAAAAGTAAATGTCTGCCTCAGCTACCGTGACGTAGGAGTTGGCAGTTGCCGATTTTGGAGTGGCATTAAGGGGCATACGGGTTTATCTCAAACAAAGCCCCGGTGCGTCTTACAGCACAGTTGGTTTACTTATTTTTGCGATTTGACGTTTTGGCGTCCTCGTCGCCCTCAACTTCCTCGCCGTTGGTGGAAAGGCGCTTGCGCTTAAGTGCAACCTTTTCGTGAAGATCATCATCGAAATCGGCTTCGTTGATGCGGATTTGCTCCCCTGATTCTTTCAGGGTCACAAGAATGGTGGGCACAAGGTCAACATTATCAGGCATGGCAGACTCCTTTTCAAAAAATGCCACGAAAATGTGGCGGTTAAACGATCAAAGTAAAATATCAGGGCGTGGGGCCAACTTCAATATAGCCCACGGCATTAAACCAAACGGCATCCGCCCCCACATTCTGAAAGGCACCATTTATGCCTTGACTGTTGCACATCGGGATTACGTTACCCCAATAATGCCCTAATGTCGTAGCGGTTGGATTATAGCCTCTGAAAATCTTTCCATCAGTTCCGCCCGTTGCACCATGCACAACAGCGTTGATTAAAGCACTGGTGGTTGAAGCGATGTTAAGCGAAATGTAAAAAACACGATCCTTCGCCGCAATCACAGCAACTTCATTCGTGAGCAAATCACGCCAGACAATTGCGCTTGAAGTAACCCCCGGAATGGATTGAGCCGCATAGATTGCACGTTGCATGAGTGATCTCCAAACAAAAACAAACGACCGATACAAGAAAGGCTACCAAGTACGAGCAGCAGCAGCAATCTTCTTAAATTCTGACGTAAGACTCGTGGCGTTCGGGAAACCCAAACTCTTGAATGCCCCACTCTTGCAATTCAAAAGAGCCACTTTAGCACTAGGGCATCCGCCGAACTGTTTGTTGGTTATCGCAACATCTCCACCAATCTTGCGCGGGTCACGTTGCGGGAAAGTGATACCTTCCCCGGCAAAATGAGGATCACCCGTCAACATGATGTATCCGCGTGATTTTACGTTTTTGAACATTACTGAAGCGTGCGGCATAGCTTTGTAAGGCGCGCCATCATTTCCGCGCGGGTTTAGCCGCCCCACTGAAAAGGAAGTGGATTCAGAATTCTCCAACACCATATTGCCGTGGCGCAATTGAATGCCTTCGTTGCCCTGATCGTTATTGGTGTTATCCACCTTGACATTTTTAGCAATGCCAAATGCTCCCATGAATCGCAATCCGGCCTGCCCACCGTCTTTTCTCCGTGGCCCACCTACGGAACCGAAGCGCACATGAAATCCATCAATGTCCATGTTGCGCACGTCGCCGGGGCGCGAAGGAACGTACTTCTTGGTGGCGGGGTCAAGTTTCAGCATCCAATTGCCGATGTAGCCACCATACCCAAACAACGGAGCATTAAATACAGCGTTTCTGATGAGGCACTTTGTTCCATAGTCACCATGAATAAGCTGGCCCGGCCCCACCAGATTATTTGCATCGTAGATTTCAACTTCACCCCCGGCGAGCACGACCAGCCTTGACCAATTTGGAACTTTAATTGCCACGTCGGTTAAGTAGAGTTTGAGCTTCCCACCCTTAACCACTTTGAACATGCTAAAATACTTCCCGATTTTATCCAGCGCAGAAAGGTCAAGGTAATCCCCCTTCTGATATTTAACGGTTAGGGGTTTGCTGACAATCGTTTCTTTCAAGATCGTGCGTTTCATCTGAAAATCCTTCTGTTAAAGTCTAGTTCGGGTAGAACGTAACAATTATTTTTCCTGCACCACCTAAGCCGCCAGCATCCAAACTACCACCACCGCCGCCACCGCCGCCGGGCGTGGCCCCGTTAAAACCGGGGCCACCGTTCGGGCCGCCCCCACCACCAT